AAAAATGTTTTTTAAAGATTTCGTATCTGTGAAAAGGCAAAAAATAAAAAGGGGTGCGTCACAGACTTATGACACACCCTCCATGTGGAAAGAACTTTCCCATCATCGCAAGCGCAGTAGTACATTTTTCAAATTGTTTTTGGAATCCGTACTTCTTGGCTCTCGATTGGTTGTGATGCAAGTCATTGATTTTGACTTGGATTGCAACCATATCTTTTGAGTCGATGATAGATTGTACGTAGTCGAAATACGGAACACCTTCCTTGTGGGTTAGAATGCATACACTATCGGCAATGTCTTTTCTTACTCCTAGTGATAACAGCTTGTCGTATGTCATATCCGTATCTTCTATCGTATCATGGAGAAATCCGACACAAATCTCTTCGGTGCTATTACCCATTTCTCCTACATGGATGGGGTGCAATATCACCGGAAGTCCAACCTTATCAATCTGTCCCTTGTGCGCCTCACAAGCAATGCGGAGGCACAACTCTATCATTTCAGAATCTTTCATATTCTTCTTTCGTTATTAACTCACCTAGTTCAAGAGCATCTTGTGCATAGGTGTTCTCATTAAACTTAAACTCTTTTGGCTTACGTCCTTTACCTTTAGGGTAACACATAAGTTCTTTATTTACATATTGATAACGGACAACGATGTCATCCTCCCAATAGTAAACATAAACCGACTCTCCGTTTTTAAGGAGGTGGCTGATTTTGTTCTTATCTTTATTGTTCATAGTCTTTATCTCCTTATTACAATGCAAAGATATAAAAAATATATTAAACTTGCAAACAAATTAATGTTTATTACTTGAAATTTAAATATATTAATTATTGAAATGTTGCATAGTAAGCTTGTTGCATAGATACTGACCTTTGCTTCTTACCTCCGTTACTCTTGGCGGTTCTACTTTGCTCATATAATGCATGTCCCCAACCGGATGGTTTCTTGGTTTCTTTATAGATTTCTCGCATGGTCTTCCCACCCAATAGCTTGTAGGCTATCGAGTAATTTTCCTTGGCGTAAATCATCTTGGCAGTGTTAACCTGTATCTCACCAATAAGTCCGGTCTTCTTGTTCCGGATATTGATGATGTTTCCTGAATAGCCAGTATCCAGTTTCTGTTCCTTGAGTCTTACGAACTCAAAGCCTTTGTATTTGCCTTGAAGGTCTTTTATGATTTTTGGAATCGAGCCTTTATCTGCGATGATGGTTGTTCTGTACGAGTCCTTTATGTCTTTAATGCCATTAGCCTCGCCCTTAGCCTTGCGTACTATGGAGTCAACACTCTTGTAATTGATAGGAGTGACCCTTGCTCCATACTTCTTAGCTATACCTTCAGCTATAGCTTGTAGCTTGTTACCAACCGACTCGGCTTTTCTCCGCATAGAGGTAGCTTGTGCTCTCAGCCTAGCATATGCCCCATTATTACCAACGTCTCCCATATCTTTTTTGTGCAAAATTAACCAAAATGCAAGCCAATTAATATATTACTTCGATATGTTATTTCACTTAAAAGACAAAGTGAAAAGACACGCAAGTAAACATTTCTCTTAAACAATTATTATTCATACCTTTGCAAGAAACAATGAGTTGATAAGATGACGAAACCAAGAGATTATTTCACAGGCAAGCAAGAAGAGTTCAGACGCTCCGAAGTGCAGATAGCACCATATAATCCAAGGAAGATTTCACCGCAGCAGAAAGCTACATTGAAACGTTCCATAAGAAAATTTGGCGTTGTTGGCGGTATAACCGTCAATAAGCCAACAATGACCATCGTAGGCGGCAACCAAAAAGTAACCATCGTGGATGAGATTATGGGCTATCCCGAAAAGGATTATACTCTTTTGGCTGAGGCTGTAAATGTGGATTACAAGACCGAAGTTGAACTGAACTTCATGCTTAATTCCGAGAATGCTCATGGAGAATGGGATGACATGAAAGTCCGTGAATTACTGCCGGACATAAACTATATGGATGCCGGATTAACGGAAGAAGACCTGTCCCTGTTCGGCTATGATGCAATGGTAAAGACTGAAGGCGAAGACGAGTTAGGCAAAGAACTCAATTCCTTACTAGACCCATTTGCCCAAGAAAGCGAAAGCAGAAAAGAACCTGTATCAAAGGATGAGCAAGAAGAGCAGAGACGACAGATAGAACAAAATCAAATTATAGCCAATCAGCAGCAAGAGGCTCAATATCAAGCGAATAAAGAACGTATGCAACAGGTAAAGAAAGAGGTAAATACCAAGGCAGCGGAAAAAGCTTTAGAAGCCGAGTCTTACGTCATGCTTTCCTTTGATAATATAGAGAACAAGGAACGTTTTATGAGCACCTTTGGCTTTATCGAAACCGATAAGGTAATAAAGGGAGAAATGCTTATGAAGGTTGCAAAACGCATATAAAAAAAAACAAAATGAAAGCAATGAAAAAGATTATAAGATTCTCGTTAGGGTACATAATAGCAGCAATAACAATAGGTATGCTCATTCCATTTATGATTGTTTCTATGTTTCTTGGCAAGAGGAGAAAGAACGCATTCAATATGTGGGTGTCGTGTCTCTTTACTCCTTTGATAAACAAGGTAGGGAAATTGGTCAACTCATAAACAAAGAAAGATTATGAAGGAGAACAAGAAAAGAATAAAGAAGATTGCGAACTTGGCTATAGCTATGGTATTGGCAATACCGATGTTCTTACTAGCCGTTCCTTTCTATATGTATAACAAAATTAGAGGCAAGGTGTAAATCCCATCTGCCCAATATATAGCGAAACAATAATAAATACAAGAAAATGGCAAAACCGAAATTTGATTACAATGGCGATGCTTTCTACGATGAGATAGAACAGCTTGCAAAGCAAGGTCAGAAGGATTCTGAAATTGCCTACGCCCTTGGTTTGAAGTTTGGGGTTGACCTAAATCCACAGGTCTTCAACCGAATGAAAAACGGAAAATACGAGAATTGGAATGAAGACGAAAATGCGGAAAGAGGCGAAAGGATAACTCAATCCCTCGTGCGTGGCAGAGAGTTTATCAATGCAATCGTGCGTGGTAGATTCCTTAAATGCGCCCTTGGAGGTGTCAAGGTAAAGGGCAAGACAACCACCAAGAGACATATGGTTGTAGATGGAGTTATGACAGATGATATAGTAGTGGAAACTAGAGAAACCGAGCAGGAGACCCCACCTAACGTACAAGCTCTTTCAACTTGGCTATTCCATTACGATATGACTTGGAGAGAGATACAGAGAGGTAAGAAGGATGAAGAGGAAAAGGGCATTCCTTTTGACCCTAAGAAAGGTATATCCGTCAATAAGTGGATAGAAAGAGAGATTGAGCAAGAAGCAGAAGAACAAGAGGAGGGTGAATAATGGCAAAAACACATTCCGTTTATTATCCGTTGTATAACGACAAGACGCATTTCATTTACCTTATAACAGGAAGCCGTGCGTCAGGAAAAAGTTTCTCTGCTTCTCAGTTTATCGAAAGACTTACTTTTGAATACAATGCAGAAAGAAAGATAGCACATAAGATTCTTTATACACGTTATACAATGGTGAGTGCCGCTATTTCCGTAATTCCAGAGGTTAAAGAGAAAATAGAGATAGATGGCACACAGGATTATTTCAAGAACACGAAGACGGATATAGTCAACAAAATGACGGGAGCTGAAATCATGTTCCGTGGTATTCATACGGCTAGCGGTAATCAGACTGCGAAGTTAAAGTCTATTCATGGTGTGACTACGTTTGTCGTTGATGAGGCTGAGGAATGGACGAGTGAGGAGGATTTTGAGCGTATCATGCTTTCAATCCGTCAGAAAGGCTTGCACAACCGAGTAATAATCATTATGAACCCTTGTGATTCAAATCATTGGGTATATAAGCGTTTCATCGAAAAGACTCATAAAGAGGTGTATTTTGATGGCGTTCCCGTTCAGATCAGTACAGACCCTAGAGTACTTCATATACATACGACCTATCTTGATAATATAAAGCATCTATCACCGGAGTTCCTTAACGAGGTGTTAGAGATGAAGGAGAATGAGCCGGAGAAATATGCGCATATAATGATTGGTAGATGGTCGGATGTATCAGAGGGCGCAATATTCAAGCATGTAGGCATCGTTGATAAGTTCCCTAGCAATGCAAGGAAAGTAGCCATCGGTGTAGACTGGGGATATTCAAAAGATTATACGGCAATTGTAAAGTGCGGCATCGTAGACAATCGCCTATACATAGAGGAACTTTGCTATAGAACGGAAATGTTATCTAGCGACATCATAAGATTCTTGCGCCCTTATGCGGACGAAGGCTTGTTTGTGTATGCGGATAGTGCTGACCCTAGACTTATAGATGAGGTAGCTCTTGGTGGAATAGTTATATATGGAGCACAAAAGGGTGCTGGCTCTATATTGGCTGGTATTGACAAGATGCAGACATTCGAAATCTTCACAACTAAGCAATCAGTCCATTTACAGAGCGAGTTCCGTAAATATGTGTGGTCAAAGGATAAGGATGGTAATTACATCAATGTTCCCGAAGACCATGATAACCATTTGATAGATGCTGCTAGGTATTATATTCTTGCCGTATTGCTCGGTAAAGTGATGAAGCCAAGAAAAGCATCTAAATCAGACTTAGGAGTGTACTAAATGACAAATATAATTACTTTTGTAATAAAAATACAAGTATCTAATTATTAGATTGTTAGTGTAAGTAATCTATAAGAGTAGATAAAAGTCAAGTGTAAATAAAAAAGATTGTTTACTAAATAAAGATAAATTCTTTAGTAAATAGTCTTTTTTATTCACTTAAAAACTAAGTGAAAGGCGTTTGCCCTATATGGTAGGTAGAAACCCTGTTTATTATTATCTTTGCTTCAAAAAGTTATAAGGATGTTTGTAGATTCAATTATTCAGATAAAGACATATTTTCGAAACCTCACGCTCAATGCATTGGGTGTGGAGAGAAGCATCTTCGAACGTTTGGAAGATAATGATGTTGATTCTGTCGTAAATATGATGGAACAACATGATTTCGATGTGGATAATGCCATTTCGGAATATAATCCACAAACCCATAAGGTGATGAGCCGTGAAGATAAATGGGTAAAGGGAGAAAAGCCATACAGGACGGAGAAGTTGGCAAGAACAAGACAAAGATACATCAATGAGGTAGAATTGTTCTTCTTGTTAGGCAATCCGGTTATGTGGAAGAAGACTGAAGGTGACGATGAAGCCTTTGAACTATATAAAAAATACTTGAAGGATATATACTTCAATACCAAGCTACGTCAATGCAAGCGACTTGCCGGAGCAGAAACCGAAAGCGGTTTTGTTTTTAATTTTTCGCAAAAAAACGGAAAGATGCATGTTGATGTGTATGTTGCAGCTCGCTCAAAGGGACATAAGATGAGAGAGTTGTTTGACCAATACGGAAACATGCTTGCTTTTGCTGTAGGCTATTCCTTAAAGCGAGAGTCAAAGACTATCGAATGTTGGGATATATTGACATCCGTTTTTAACTATCATTGTGAACGTGGTGGCTTTGGGTGGAAAGTGTATAAGTATCCTAATCCGACAGGAAAGATTAACGGCATCTACTTTCGCCAACCTAAAGCATGGGATGGTGCAGAGCCAAGAATGGAACGTGAAGAGATGCTTGATTCCAAGATTGGAGATACTAACAACTACTTTGCTGACCCTATTGCCGCTGCTACTGCTGACGTGATACAATCAATCCCTAAGCGGAACAAGCCAGGTAAACTCATACAACTTACAGGCAAGAACTCTAGGTTTGAATATATCAACCCACCTCAGAATTCCGAAATCCGCAAGGCAGAGAAAGAAGACTTGGCTCAGTCTATATTGTTTGATACGTTTACACCGGATATGTCACCGGAACTAATGAAAGCTATGAGTACGCTTACTAGTGTCGGTATAAAACGAGCGTTGGTATTGGGTTACATCAAGCGAGCGAACCGAATGGAAATCTATGAAGAACTTGTCGGTAGATTATCGCATGTGATTATAGCCGTAATGAAGGAACTATATCCTGAGATGAGAAGCAAGTTGGATAAGTTGGAGGTCGAATTCGATTTTGCCGAACCTTTCGAGGATGACAAAAAGGATAAGTGGAAAGTAATAGCGGAACTATATAATCAAGGCGTACTTTCTTTAGAGACTGCTGTACAAATGCTGGCTCTAACTGACGCTCCTGCTGAAGAAATTGAAAAGATACGCAAGGATGCAGAAGATAAAGTAGCGTTAGCTGCAAAGGTAAAGGGAAACGAAAACACAACTTCATAATTTTAAATGCTTATTGTTTTTGGGCGCATTTCCTTTTAGGATTTGCGCCCTTTTTGCACTTAAATTTTAAGTGAAAGCATTGTGATAATAATATAATATTATTCCTCATTTTGTTTTTAACTTTGTTGGCATGAACACGAATGAACTTATCATAAACGGAAAAGATGCTTGGAATACCTATCGGGTCAAGATGGGGTATGGCTTTTTGGATGCGTTGGAAGCTGACGCAGACAATAAAAGTTATATAACCAATGAAGTAAGGACTGAGCACGGAACTAGGGTTGTTCCTATCCGTCCCAAAAAGGCAGAAAGAAGCATTACCTTGGAGTTCGTTATAGTCGGTAAAGACCATAACGATTACAATAATAGGGTAAAAGCCTTTGATGCACTTATGGATAATGGCTTTGTTACGATACAAGTTCCTCGATCAAAGGATGATGTCTATCGTTTGTTTTGTGCGAGGAAGTCTCCTACCTATTCAAGGGGGAAAGGTGGGGCTATCGGCAAGAAGAGTTTGAATTTCATAGAATATAATCCAACGAACAGGGGAGCCTTGACTGATGCAGATATTGATATGTTCACGTTGAAAGAATTTGAAGATATAGAACAGTTATGAAAACTTACAAGAATATTGATATAAAGTATTACGATAATGACGGAAACATACATGTAAGATGTTCTGTTCCCGTAACACAGGATGCATTGGTTCACTATGAATTAATGCAGTCTCACTATTGTAAGCTTTCCTTTAAGCTTTATAAGCCTACATATTTCTTGCTTGGTGATTTTATAGATACACCATATGGACGATTTGAGCTAATAGATTTAACTAAGGCCAAAGATAATGATACTATTGGATATTCCTATGAAATCCAATTTGATGCATATTATCGTAAGTTCAAGAACAAAATATTGAAGTATCGCCCGAATACAGGTTCACAAGAAGCGACTTTCTCTCTTACTTCAAAAATAAGTACCCATGTAGAGGTGATTATGAAAAGTCTAGCTTATTATGCGAAGTTAGACAAGTCTTATCTTTACGACCCTAAATTTGAAGGCGAAGGAACGGACTATACTTATGTTATTGATGCGAGCGTAGATGCAAATGCTGCAAAGCTTATAACCTACTCAAACACAAGTGTGTTGGATGCTATTGCAAATATTGCTCAGACGTTTGAATGTGAATGGTGGTTTGAAGGCAATATTCTACATTTTGGTACTTGCGAGAATACAAATGCGATTGTTGATTTCAGACTAAACGACAACATCGTTTCTATGTCAAGTTCACAAAGCCAGTCCACTTATGCAAACAGGGTATATGCTTTTGGAGCTGCAAGGAACTTGCCTAGTGGATATAAGAATGATGCCGATGCGGACATAACAAAAGATGGTGTCGTAGAAAAACGTCTTATGCTTCCTACTTCAGCAGAATGCTCTGACAAAAACAAGCAATTGTTAGCAGAGAATGGCTTTGAGCTGAAAAACGGATATATACAAGTCGGTGGACTCCATGAAGACCAGTACGTAGAGGGAGTAACAACAAATGATGATATTTATCCAAGAAATCTTATCAAAACGTCTAATGTGACATCATACGAAAAAGATGTAGAGGATGAAAGTACACCCGAAGAGGGTGATTACATCAAACGGACTTTCTATCGTGTAAATTCGCTTACTATTGTCAATGATGATGGCGAAAAAACAGGTGATATGGCTTTCCGAAAGGCGTATATTCTTAGTGGCAAGAACTTACATATAGTATTCCAAAGCGGTTCTCTTAATGGTATGGACTTCGAATGTGAGTTTAATCCAGATGGAGTTTCTGAAATACTTAAGGACGATGATGGTAATCCGATATTGAAAGATGGAAAAGAACAGATAAATCCTAAGTCGCAGGTATTTGAGATTGTTGCTAATGAGGATTATGGTCGTTTTTTGCCGGACACAACTTTGCATCCAAAGGACGGAGATACTTTTGTTCTCTATAATTGGGATTCTACCAAATTGGGCGAAACTTTGGTATCTGCTGCTTCCAATGAGTTGCTGACGGATTCTATTAAGAATTTGAAGAAGTCAATAATAGACCCTACGACATATACATGTACCGCTGAGGCTAATTATTCATTCAATCAAGGTCGTGGCAACTTGCATGGGGTAGGAGACAGGGTTAACCTTTACAATAAAGGTTATGATGACAGTTATAGGTCTTCAAGAGTTATTGGATATGAATTCAGCCTTGATATTCCTTTTGATGGTGCGAAGTATTATGTTGGAGAAAAGCCTTCGTATTCCCGCCTCAATGCAATGGAGTCAAAGATAGAGGAACTTGTCTATAATGGACAGAGTTATCTTAATGGTAATGGCGGAAGCGGAAGGTCGATTTACATCATTAAGAGTTATGATAGCATAACTCCTACGGATTATAATGTATTTTCAGCAAAAGCTGTTGATGAACAAAGATTAAACAAGACAAAGGACGACACCGTAAAGGGCACAATCACTTGGGAAAAGCTCCAGAAGTTCTTTAGTGGATTGATTGTCGGTAACTCCAACAATGAGAACGGAGGCTCGTGGACTCCAGACGCAGAAGGTCGTTCGCACCTCATCACAGATTACTTGGAGGTAAGAATGAAGGCTATCTTCGAGGAGCTGGTTATCAATAAAACATCCACCATCGGCGGTAAGGAGATAATCTCTCCTGCTGGCGGCGTGGTGGCTCATAAGGTAGAAGAGGTTACTGTGACATATAATAATGTGTCACAGAAGGCTTATCGTTGCTATTTCTTAGCAGAGCAGGAAGGCGATGCCGTGGATAATGATTTCGCTGTTGGCGACCAAGTGCGCTCGGAATCATTTAATGTTCGCAAGGGCACTTATCACAAGGCTGGCAATCACTTCTATTGGCGATTGGTAATCGGTCGTGATGAAGACCCTGTAGAGCTGGAAGGAAAGAAATATCATTATATCGACCTCTCTGATACCGATTGCGCTACAGCTAGCGACGTACCTGCTAAAGGTGATGTGCTCAACCAGTGCGGTAACAGAACCGATGTTGAACGTCAGAACTGCCTTATCTTCTCGGCGGTAGATACCTATTCGCCATCCATCAGCCTCTATCACGGCATCAACAGCTATTCCTTTGCCAATAGGGAGTACGTGGAATATGGTGTGAATAAGCAGAATAACAAGGCATTCTTCAACGTCTATGGTGATATGTATGTAGGCGATAGACCTACAAAGGAGAATGGCTATGAGGGCAGCTCTTATATCAGATATGATAGCAGCACTAAGCAAATGTCTGTTAAGGCTAAGATTTCCGCTAAATCCACTGTGGATGGCAAGGAATTGTCTCAGTATTTCAAGAAGATTGGCGAATTGCAGAATCAGGTGGATGGTGCTATCGAAACGTGGTTCTATGATGGTGTTCCTACCTTGGAGAATGCCCCAGCCATCAGTTGGAAGACCGATAAGGATAAAGAAATCCATCTTGGCGACCTTTACTACGACAACAAGACGGGCAAGGCATACCGCTTTGCCAAGGATAGCAACACCTATAAGTGGACTATCATTACAGATACCGACATCGCCAAAGCCCTTTCCGATGCAAGAATGGCACAGGAGACCGCAAACGGGAAGATGAAGGTGTTCAGCGTTCAGCCTACGACACCTTATCAGGTTGGCGATATATGGGTTAATGCCACTTATCCTTCTGACGGCAGTACCTACAAGAATGAGGTATTGCGCTGTCAGACCAACAAAGCGGCAGGTTCTCAGTTCGCCATCGGTGATTGGATTAAAGCATCTAAATACACCGATGATACCGTTGCCAACGCAGCCAAAAAGGCAGCAGAAGATGCTCAGAAGGCGGCACAGACCGCACAGACGGACATTACGAACCTCGGAAAGACGGTCACTGATAATAAGAAGGAATTCGATAATTATGTTACCGATGGCTACCTAGAGCCTTCCGAGATTGCGGCAATGGCGCAGGATTCTAAGCGACTTGAGGATGATTTTGCGGCTGCACAGAAGTCGTATAATGAGGTGAAGGATGCAGAGGTACTGAAGGACACCAAGGAACTCACTGACCTCACTTCCGCTTTCACTGACCTCTCTGATGCCAAGAAAGAACTCATCAAGTATCTTTCAGATATATCTAAAAGATACAATGAGACTGATACCAACGGCAAGGCTGCTATCGTATCAGCCGTGGGAACGAAGTTTACCAACTTTCAGTCCGCATACAGCGCATTCTATGACAAACTTGGCTTGGCAAACGCCTATATCACTAGCAAGATATATGGTGACTTGAAGCAGAATATCACAGACCTCGCAGGTTACAAGTATCTCAAGGATGCGCTCGGTCAGACTACAGATATTGACGGTGGTCTTGTAATGACAACACTCCTTGCGCTGAGAGACGGAGACGGAAACGTTCAGAGCGGTATCAACGGAGCAATAGACCCGAACAGAGGAAAGAAGAGTATCGCAACGTGGTGGGGCGGTCAGATGGTGGATAAGGACTATAATAGCGGAAATCTTACCCCTGCAACCTCCCTTATCCGCTTCGATGGCTCTGGTTATCTTGCCAATGGTGCTATCTGGTGGGACGTGAGCGGAAAGGTTCACGCAGACCCTACATCGTTTATCATCAGCGAAAAGAATCTTGGCGCATACCTCATCTTCTTCGAGCCGACCTGGAAGGAAGGAAGTGCAGGAACGAGCGTTGCCGACCTTGTGTCTTTGAAGCCAAACGCACCATTCTCTAAACTTGGTGTATCGGGCGATGCTACCTTCGAGGGCGCAATCTCCTTCCATGGCATTAAGCTCACGTATGATTCCACAAACAAGGCTATCAAGATTGATGGTAATCTCTATGCCACAGGCGGTATCACGGCATACGGAGCAGGATCATCTACCACGGGCGGTGGCGGCGGCTTGAACGGCAGTGTGAAGAGTTATTCAAGTGCCTTGAAGCTTACATCAGAATCGCTGTCTGAGATTGCCTCTGCCTACTCCATCAAGGCTCTTGATTCTCGTATCTCCAGCTTGGAAGGTGGTAGTGCTACTGCTATTTCTGTCAGCGGTAGCGGTAATGCGGTTACGTCTGTCACCAAGAATGGTACTACTATCAGCGTAGTTAAAGGTAGTACGTTCTTAACTAGTCATCAGTCACTTGATGGTTACGTTAATGCAATATCTGTAAGTGGAAGTGGGAATGCTATCACGTCTGTATCTAAAAGCGGAAAGGGTATTACATTTACTAAAGGTGCTACATTTTTAACTTCTCACCAAAGTCTTATTAACGGTGTTACTAAAACTATTGCAGCTACTGGTGGAACTGCTGTAGATTTAGGAACTTATCTTACTAGTCATCAAAGTCTTGCGGATTATGCTAAGAAGACTGATATACCTACTTCTCTTAAATCTCCAAATTCATTATCTTGGAGTGGATATAATACAGGTTCTTATGATGGTTCTAGTCCTAAAAGTTTTGTTATACCTAGTAATACTAATCAGTTAACTAACGGAGCTGGTTTTATAACTTCTAGTGCTAGCATTAGTGGTAATGCTGCTACAGCAACCAAGGTGAACCATTCCCTCTTGGTCTTCGGCAAGTCATTCAATGGCTCTGCTGACGTGACCGTTGCGGACACGGACTTGATTGCTTCCATATCGACAGGCACATCAAATGTGACCGACAAGACGGAGATTCTTACCTCCTATGCTAGCGATAATGGATTCAATGACAGCAACGCCAAGAACAAAATACATAGGAGACCAGCGTCTGCAATATGGGGCTACATCAACAGCAAGACTATCTCCAATGCGGACAAGTTGGATAACGTCCACCTCAATGGCATATTCACCGCTCTTAGCAACACGAACAATGGTGTGAGCATGACAATCGGAACGGTAGCAAAATCGTTGGCGAACATGCAAGTGTATTCGGCGACGAAACTTGTCACTGCTCGCAATATATCTATAGCTGGAAGAGATTTTGTTGGAAATGTCAATTTTGATGGTACAGGAAATGTGTCTCTTAATGGAGCTATCAACTATTGTACTATCAATATTGGTAATACCGACCCTAATCCATTCAAGCGTATTGCTCATATCAAAGTTGCACACAGCTGGAACGATAACGCTCTTTTACTTTATATCAGCCAAGGATATCATGGTGGAAACTTCGGTTTGTGTAGAGTGGAATTTAGAACTAATGATATAGCAAATAGCGATACCGCAGGAGGTAGTGTTTCCCTACGTTGGTTAATACGCCAAGGGTATGCTACCGATAGCATTCAAGCAGGATATTACATACATCTGAAAAATGCCTATGTTGATGTGTTCCTCAAAACTACAGGTGCATATCAAGGAACTGTGATTCGTGTTATACAAGATTCACGTGGTAGCATAAATAATAGCTTCGGTTTGATTAATTCAACTTATAACACGGAGGCTTATACTAGTTTGTCTGCTGCCGCCACCGCTTTGTATAATGTTGCGTACCAAGGTACGGTTAGCGGTACAGATACTTGTACTGTAAGTCATGCTAATTCTGCAACTAAACTTCAAACTCCTAGAACTATTTGGGGTCAAAGTTTTGATGGTACTGGTAATGTTAATGGAACAATATACATAAATAATAGTGATTCTGAAAACGGAGCTATAATATTAAATAATAATGTAAATACTCATGCTCGTATATCAGCTATAAAAGACCAAGTAGTATTTAATACTGGTGCTGCTATTCGTTTTGGAGCAACCGACTGGGAGTATAGTGATTGGGCTGGTCTTAAATATGATACTGTTGCTAATGCTATATATTTAGGTATAGCCGATGGAACTGTATTTAATTATTCTTCTAATAAAAGAAGTAATGGTACACTGAAATTTCCAGGTATTACAACTATAACTCCTGATAGTGGAGCTAGAATTGGAGGTAGTGGTGGTGATTTATATTTAGGTAATGCTAATAATAGTAATTGGGTGAAAGTTCAAGATATATGTAGTCATAATGGTTCTAATTATTGGTATATATATCAAAGCGGTAATGCTCATTTTAGTAACATTAATGTTGTTGGTACTGCTACTATCGGTGGTGATTGTCTTGTTAAAGGTGGAGTTACAGCTTATCAATCTTCTGACATCCGCTTGAAGCAGGATTTGCGGAAGCTGGACTACTTGGGTATCATCAAGGCAATGGGTGGCACATTCGGCTTTGCTTGGAAGAAGGACAATACAAGGTCTATCGGTTGGATTGCCCAGCACGTCTTGTGCAACCCTCACTTAAAGGACATCGTTGAGACGGACGAGAAGGGCTACTACAAGATTAACTACTGGTCTCCGAAGCTGATTGCAACGGCATTTGGTGCTATCGAGCAGGTGGGCGATGAGGTCAGCAGGTTGAAGGCTCGGGTGGTCTTCCTCGAATCAGAGGTTCAGCGATTGAGCGGAGATAAGGAAGACTGCAACAAGAAGAGATTAGATAACAAGAATATTAATTCATTAAATTAGATTAGAAAATGGAGAATTTAAAGATTAACAAGAAAAGTGAACAGACAGCTGCCACTTACACCAAGGGCGGCTATCGAGTAGAAATCACCTACAATGTTGACAAGACGGGTGGCAACATTGAGAGCATCAATATGAGTATCTATGGTGACCCAAATGGTAATTATCTCGGCAATGCGAACGCAAGCTCCAACGGCAGCGAACTGACCTACAACATCAGCGGTGTTCCGCAGAGCAAGCTCAGTGAGGTATCAGCATTGATTAAGGAGGTCAATTCCGCTATCGCCGCTAATATGGCAAGCGAGGCAGCAGAGTAAGTATCGTGAGTATTAACGCAGGGTGGCTCTTATAGAGCTGCCTTGCCTAGTGTTCAATGTAACAGTAGAGCGAGTTGTTACTAAAGAAGTTGTAACAGAATTAGAAACTAAAGTTGAATATTAAAAAAAATAAAGATTATGTCTTACAATAGTGAAACTGGAATTATTAGTGCTCCTGTTAGCATTGATGATGTTAAACAAGCTCTTGGAGAGAGTAGCAATGACCTTGCTACTCTTTGTAAGAGTGAAAATATAAATATATGGAGTAAGTATAAACCTATTAGTTGTAAAGGTGAATTTAAAGAATATCCTATTAGAGAAAACTCTGATGAAATAGTAACATCTTCATATAGTAAATATACTTGTGTTGTTCGTTGTGGTATGAATATACCTATGGATACTTATAAGAACTTACGTAATAATTATGGTGGAGAAGGTTTTGCTATTGAAGCATGTAAAAATCTTTATATTGATAATGTATATGGAGTTAGAGGTATTGATAAAGATGCAAGTGCTAATTCGCATACTGTATATGCTTCAGGAAAACACTTTCCAAAAGGTGGTACTAATTCTCCTTATAGATTAGGTGATTTTAGAAACTATAATAGTAAAGCAATAAGTAATATGTTCCAATCTTCTATTCCTACGTTATTTAATGTTGAAGTTTATTATTCTTCAACTCCTAAATTTAATTGTGTTCTATATAAGAAAACAAATGTGGATGATAATACAAATGTTACTATGGAAGATATAATTACCGATTTGTATTTAGCTTGGTCTTTTTGGATTCAAATTTGTTATGATTCACCATATAATAATACTGATAAGATTTATAAAAATTATTATGTTGGTAATTGCGAAAAACCAACAGATTTTATATATGCAAGTAGAGAAATAACTTTTGATGTAGGTAATGATAAAGATGTTACTATTGTACCTTTTTTAGCATATACTCGTAATGCAACTTTATATGATAATACAAAAATAATTTTTATATCTCCTCCGGGTGCTATTAGTTTTAAATATTATCCTAGACAAATTAATATGGAAAGTATTAAAAGTGGTTCTAGTGGTTTTGTTGATTTCTCATCGTTGAGAGAATTAGTTGGTGCTACTTGTATTTGTAAAGCTAAAATATATAAACTTCCTGATGCTACATTTACAGTTAGTGATGGTACATTTAGAAGTGTTTGTAAGTATGGTAATAATAAGACAACATACGGAAGAGGTTATGTATCTAATAGCTCTGGTCAAGATACAGGCTCTGTAACTATTCCCGAAGGTGATAGAACAGATTATATTGAAGTATATATAAGATTTGATAATGTTTATGAAGGAGGGTATTATGGACAAATGTGTCAATTATCTTTTGAAATTAATATAGATGGTGGATGGAAACAAGTTCCTCCAGGAGGTAGTTATATTATGTATTAAAACGTAGATGTTCTTAATATAATAAATGTGCTAGAAATGTATTTGTGGTTTACGTTCTCACCGAGAAAGCAGACACGTTGCGACCTAGTGATTATCCAACATGGGGAAGTTAATTTTAAATTCGTAAATTTTGCTCCTCCTGCATTGCTATTTGGAATTATTTTCTTAACTTTGCACTGTTAACAGGAAAGGTATTCTGCTATGGCAATCTGACGAAGAATATTGTATAACATAAAAATAAAGAAACAATTATGAAAAAGATTAAGACAATCGAGGCTGTTGCAGCCTACAGAACATTGAAGGCATTGAAGACATCATCAATGAGTGATGATGCCGCTATGCGAGTTTGGAAGAATATGAAGGCTCTGCGCCACGTAGCCGATACCTACGACAAGGATGTGGAGGAAGCACAGGAGAGCATGAAGGACGATAAGTTCGAGGAGATGCAGCGCAAGCTTCAGGAGTGCCAGCAGCTAGAGCAGAAGCACGCCAATGAGGGCTACGAATACACCAAGGACGATTCAGCCAAGTTCGCTGAGGTCAATGAGTACTTCTTCAATCAGAAGCAGAAGACAGAGAAGTACTTCTCAGACCTTGCCAATGCCGAGGTAGAGGTAGCCATCGAGGACGTTGACGAGAAAGAGCTTTTCAAGGCAGCGAAAGATTGCAGCTTGAAGTTCGCTGATATGGAGAGCCTTGAGGTTGTGATAGGATAAACACTAATAGCGTTAGAATTTGGTAAGGAAGCCGTTCTAACGCTATTTTTGCAACCATCTACTTTCAGATTGTTACTTTAGCAAAGTTTAACTTTAAATTTTTGCTCAAAATAAATATTTTTGTGCAGTATTGTTTATTTTTGCAGCACTTTCCTTATTATTAAGAATGAGGAACTAAGAATAAATAATAAACAAAAAAACAAAAGGAGAAGAATTTATGACTAAAGAGGAAGAAGATGAAGTCCATCGGTTAGTTCAATCAGTCGGTGTTGTACAGTTGTCAAGAGTAATGTTTAAGGACATGGACGTTAGCGAAATGATAAACGTCATTATCCTTGCAGGTAGAGGCTACAGCGTAAAGCTACTCACTTGGTTTAAGTATTATTGTGAAGTGATGCCTCTGTTTATCATGCTTTTTCATATTGCATGCATGGTAACATTTGCGTCTCATGAAAAAGAAATGTGCGTATGGTTTAAGGAGAATTGGGTATCGGCAGCATTTATCTATTTCTCAGTTTACATCCATCCGCTTGTGCTTATACTTGCTAGCAGATTCTTTTGGCTCTGCTACAGATGGCGTATTCCGATGATAATCTACCTATTTGGGATAAATGCTATCCATATTGTATACTGGAATGTTTTTACCACCAACGAAATGGTGGAATCTAATGTTGTAATACTTGTAATGACCATTATATTTTATGTATATGGTTTTGCCGATAAGTATTACTCAGGCAAGGGCTGTCAAAGTTTAATCTCTAGATTATAATGATATGGGAAAGTTATTTGGTTATCACACCTTGGGAGTGTTATTAAAATCGTTGTCTGACTCTTGCTTTCGAGCAGACGAGCAAGAGAAGAGAGGGGAGAAGGTAACTGCTTGCGGAATGAGCAGCGATGAGATAGAAGACCTTTGTGAGAACTATCTGCCGTATGCTCTCAACCCTATGTTGAGCACCGAGGAGGTCAAGGAGAAGCTTCACGTTTCTGATGCAACATTGAATAGAATGGTTGCTAGAGGTGACATTCCGAACGGAGAATGCAAAAAGCGAGGGCACACCCGATATTTTAAGAAGTGGGATATACTGCACTTCATTAAGAGTAAGAGAAAATAATAGTTGAACATGTAAGTATTCCTTACAAGTTGAGTAAGAGAGGTAAGTGGTTACCTCTCTTTTTTGTTTCAGTTTGCGTGAGTGACTGTTGCAAAAATTGCAACAGTCACTCTGACTTCCTTTTTTTTGTTTTTACATTTTCAAAAAGTCTTCTATATCTATGTACTCAATACCGAAATTCTCCGCACATTGTTTGTCGGAGTCCGAGAAGTCACCTTCTTTTCCGCTAGCATCACCTATCATTATCAGCTCACTTTTCTTCCAAGAAGAATACGACTCAAGCATTCCTGTATTTGGCTTTCTCATTTCTATCTCTGCATGCGATGGGCAATACATAGAGTTGACGAAGATATTTCGTCCGGTATGATTGCGAAGATATTTTTGCATAAAGCTTTCAATAGCCTTAATCTTGCCGATAAAATCCTGTTCGTCAACAAATTGAGGGATGCCTCCTTGGTTTGAGACTATTTCAACATAGTAAAGAGTAGGGAATGCATCTACAATCTTATCCAAAACCTCTTTACGGATTTTGAAATCTGTTACATCTGTAGGAAAGGTGTTTCCTGATATAGTTGTAATAATCGTGTCGTCTAAATCAATGAATAATACTTTTTTCTTGATTAAATATCCTTTTTCTGTCATAATTTTGCTTTTTTTCTATATTGATATATTAATATCTTTATCTACGAAAATTAAGTTTGTAAAACACAGTTGTTTCGGTGTGTCTCACCATTTTTATTACAATGCAAAGATACGACAAAAAAGATGGCTTTGCAAATAAATTAATGCAAATTTTAAAACGTTATCTGTTTTTAATGAAATCATTAACAATTCTCTCTATGGTGTCTTGCTTGATAGCTATAGGGGCATCACCTTGATATTCTATCACTTGGTTGCCGCATTCCTTCCAAAATAGGTTACTATTGATGCGTTCGCCATCTACCAAGATCCAATCCGGATGATGTTCAAACGAATGCATATTAGTTAGCGGAACGAGAATGAATAATTTATTCTCCATCTTGTTTACGAGTACCGACAAGTCATTATCATCAAATGTAATGATAACTCGATTTTCATTCTCAGATAGAACGTTAAAATCCTCATTAAAACGTTCATAAAGGTAATTTTTGATTTTCGAACAACTCATATTCTTGTAATTTTATAGGAGGGCAGATGGAAAAATCCAAGGTCTGCCCACCAAGTTAAACTTATAAGGAAATCTTCTATAATATCGACTGACAGAGCCATCCCATAAGATAGCATGGTTCTTCGCCTTGCATATCTATTCCCAGATGGTTGCATATATGTGCTACTACATGAAACATTTCATGTGTGAGACTATTTATATACTCACCTTCAGAAGTAGATTTGCAAATGAGCACAACACTTGTTTTCTTTGAAACATTTGTGTATGTCAATCCTTTGTTTGAAGAATCGGTTGAAATGTGGTCGTATGCATCCAATAATGGTTGCCCCTTACAATCAATGGAACTTAGTAAGTCCATAGCTTCGTCAACATCTTCTTGATTAGCTACATGACATACAATCACATTCCAATCGTATTTCTCCAAGTAAATTTCTTGTTTAATCATAATACATCATCCCATGGAATGCCGATACCATTATGGTTGCAATCGGCATAAAATCTATTGAAAATAAATCCGTCCGCTTGGTCTGGGTCATCCACCATATCCTTAATGAATTGAGCCAAAGCAGCTTCGTCCTTTAAAGAGGACTTAAAGAAATCGGCTCTAGCCATGTTTGCGACATAGACGAAATCGTAATTGTCGGCATTCTCCAACTTTACGTTATTGACTTTAAGAAGTTCCTCGACTGTATCTTTTTCTGTCGGTTCAACTTTTTCGAGCTTACCAGTCGTTGCGTTTGTCTTGCGCATTAAGGTAATAGCCCAATCGCACATCTTTTTATTGAAGTGCCAGCCATTGTAGCGAAGGTATGCAATCATCCCTTCAGGCTTCATATCGTATGCGTCAAGTGGTATTTTGTATCTTCCCATAATAAAAGCTTTTAAAGGAGGTGGAGATTTCTCCCCACCTCAAAGTGTAATACTAATAGCGATAACCGCCACCTCTGCGACCACCATGTCTTTCACCATAGCGGTCATCATCGTCATCCCAATTGTCTCGGTAATCCGGCATTGGGTTTCTGTGACCCATTCGTCCATACTTGTCATCCCCCATTTCATCAATGCAGTGCATGAGTTTACCACCATACTTAAGCATCTTCTCTACAAGTTCTGACATTTCATTTACCTTGTTTTCGGTAATTTCTATCATGTATCCCATAATGATTTACTTTTTTGTATTAACTTTTTCCAAAGCCACTGACAACATAGACTTAATATCGGTCAAAGTTCCCTTCATTCCGCTAACCTCGCTTTTGAGGTTATTGATGTCTTCTTCCTGTTGTCTGTCTTTGGCTATTTGTGGATTCAATACGGCACGCATCTTTGCGCACTCTTCCATAACCTTTTTGTGGTATGGCTCGCTTTCCACAATCTCCTTAGAATGCCGATACATAGCCTCAACTTCCGCATCCATAGCTTCACGGCTTTCAGAAACCACGAGGTTTTCCGAATTTGCAATTTGCATATTGGATGGGAGTTGTTTGAACTCCATTTGTTCATTAGGCAATTTTACGACAACATCAACGGTAGTCTCCATTGGTTGTGGGTTGAATTGCCCAGGAGTATATGTTGGGAACTTAGGTTGTGGGTTACTGACCGATACAACCTGTCCGATTTTAAGACTTGGGTTTTCACCCTTGTCAAGCACATAGAATATGCTGTTAGGTCGAAGTCCTTGAAACATAGCTTTGTAATGTTAATTGTTAAACAATACCCGTCATTAGCTGAAGGGTGTTAGTATCTCGCTCGAACCAAAACTGATAAACTCCAGTTCCTGCAATGTCGGCTACCGTCAAAGGATTGCCGTTGAACTTAGTTACAGCTTGGGTTACGCCATTGGTCTCGAAAAGGATTGGCAGCGTATTTGTCGTACCAGTCGGAATAGCTTGATATAGGTTCACAAAGATAGTTCCCCTATAGTTAGCATTCACGAAGGCGTGGTTTCTGAACGAGAAAACGACATTTTCGGTGTTCACCACCACGCCTGTAGATGCGATAGCTGCCGAGCCGTTACGATTAACCCATGCAAAAGGTCTCATCCATAACATAGCAGCCTCCTTTCCTAATTAACCCCAAAAGCTTGCATTGTTGACACCATTCAGACCATATAAGCCTGTTTGCCAAGCAACGCAATTTGGAACAGCAGTAAATGGACTGTAGCTGGTTGTAACAGTTGATGGAAGCTTACACTTGATACCATCTACCTCTTTTTGCAAGCCAGCCAACATAGCGTTGACAGGTGCCATAGCTTGACCTACAATCTGCGAAGTCATGGCAGAAGACTTATAAGTTCCATTCTCTTCACGAAGATGGTCTATCTTGTCCTGCATATCTCTGAGTTCTGCTTGGCGTTGGCCATTAACTACGGTCTGAGTACTATCTTTAATAGCATTCAAAATGTCGCATGTCTGACCTTTAGTTTCGAAAGCAACATTAGAAAAACCTCGTTCCTGACTTACGGCTACATTGTTGATGGCATTCTGCAAAGTGCCAGTCTGCTGACACATAGCCAACTTGACGTTTCCGTCCATAGCCGTAATATTGTTATTTACACGGCAGCAGCAATCAGCGAGTTGTGATGCAATCTGCATGTTACCTTGCTGAAGAGCGTTGATGGTTTGCATTCCGCTCATTCCTACTTGGTTGCCCACGTTCTGAACTTGGGTTGTCAAGGCAGAGATTGCTTGTTGAATCTGTCCTTCAGTACAATTGAGCTGAGTAGCGAGATTACTGAGTGCATTACGATTGCCACCGATAGCATCCATAAGCAAGGAACGACCATAGTCATTGTTGATTTCATTGGCAAGACCTGCGCCATTGCCACGACCACCAAAGCCGAAACCATTACCGCCCCAACCACAGAAGCAAAGGATAAAGAGCAGCCAAATGAACCAAGAACCATCGCCATTGCCGAATCCGTTATTACCCTTCATCGCAAGAAGAACGTTTGGGTCAACGCCTCTCTGTTGGAGCAAAGGAGCTATCAAGCTCATCATTCCTCCATTGTTACCTGAACCCTCTGGATTAAAAACATAAGTTTTTGATGTCTCCATAAGAATAATCTTTTTGTGTTAAACCTTAATTAAACTAACTCTATGTAACGTTACGGCTGCAAAGTTACGAATAATAAGGATAAGATAAAATAACTCTATCAAACTTTCTTTTAATCACTAATAATCAAGTAGTTAAGGTGATAGGAGGTAATGTCATACTTCCGGATGCATGGAAATCAAAGGCTTGTTTGCAAATTCCGTTTGCAGAAAACGAAAAATGCAAACGGAAATTAAGCACGCACAAACTTGAAACCAAATTTTTCAGTATAGTATTCCTCTTTAGGGTGTCTTTTTGTCTCGGAGTCATAGCAGAGAATAAACGGCTCACCCTTAGAGTAGAAATAGTTATAAGACTTTCGCAAATACATCTTTGCATTCAAAGCCTTTGGGGAGAGCTTTCTTATTCTTAACCTAGTTTCTTGAGGCTTACCCGACATTACTCTAAGTTCATCCATTTTGTATTGCATGTGAAGTTTTCTTCCTTTGCTTGCATATCTTTCTTTATTCCAATAGTCTCTTAGAGACTTGTTTCGTTCTTTACGAATCCTATTTATCGTTTCTATATCGTGTTTCAAGCCAAGCTTACTGACTTGTCCTAATATTGTAGACTGAGGAATATTCGTTACTTCTGAGATTTCTCTCGCTGTCATCGTTTGGTACATGTCGGAGATTTTGCGGATAGTCTCATTATTCAATTTATTGTCTATTTTCGTTCCACCTAAAATAGTGATATACTTGTATAATGTATGTAAGGTTACACCAGCAGCCTTGGCTACTTCCTTTCGTGGGTAGTCATTGATGTGGACTTTGATATAGTCCATCTGTTCTTGTGTTAATCTTCTTGGCATTCTTCGTCCTCCTCAAAAGAAAATCCGTATTTGTTCTTGTAGAATTCTTCATCCATTCTGCGAGTATTCCGGTCATAACCTAAGATGTATGGTTCACCTTCAAAAGCAAAATACCCATACTTATTTATAAGATGGTACTTGGCATGATATGATTTTATCGGCATTTCTGAAAATTTGAATTTCGTCTGCTGCGGAATACAAGATATAACTCGGAATTTCTCCATCTGCATAGTTCTTTGCCAGCTTTTCACCCTTTTGCCAATAGTTGCTTTATCATATGCTTTTTTTAAGTTAGCCAAACTATTCTTTTTAAGTCTTTCGATAGTTTCTTCTGAATGAGTAAGCTTTAGCCTTTTAGCAGCTTTGCCTACCGTAGACGGATGGCATCCTACAATTACTGCAATCTCTCTGACCGAATGGTCAGAATAAAGCATTGTGATTTGCTCGTCACGCTTCTTGTTGGGTTGCGGAACAGGTCTTTTATGTTCGATTTTACAATTGCAATCATGTAGAATCTTATACAAGAATTTCACGCTGACACCCATTCTTTGTGCCAACTTGTATCTTGGTCGTTCATTTATGTGCGCCTTAATAAAGTTTATTGTGTCTTGTTCTATAACTTTCATTTTTATTCAGTTTTTGTGGTGTGTCTCACCTGTTTTTTGCAAAGATAATGAGATTTTATTGGCAGAGCAAATATTTTAATGTGTTATAACTTAGTTTAAGGAAAAATTTAATTATTTGCACAAAAATTAATTGTGCGGTTTTCTGACTCGGCTATTTCCACATTATTATATATAAATAGCTATCTTTGCAACAAAAAACACAAAGAAATGACAGCGGAAACTATTCAATTAATACAGACGGGAATTAATCTTCTTTGTGCATCGGGTGTAATCTCAACGCTGCTGTACTATAATAGTAGAAAGCGAAAGGAGGCGGCACTCGCATCGCAGGAAGAGAATAAGACTATTTCATCATATGCCGATGAGTGGAAGGCTCTCTATGAACGTTCCAACGAGTCGGTCGTTAATCTTAATAGTAAAGTAGATGAATTGTATGAGGAAATCAACCAATACAGAATTACGATACGCAATCTTAGGGACGAGAAGAACGATTTGAAGCTTGCCTTGCATGAGGCACAATGGAACAGATGCATCAAGGATGGATGTCAACTTAGAACCCCACCAAGAAAGCGAGAATCCTTAGAATCGTTGGTTGAAAATGAAGAAGATGCGATATATCGTGATAGGGAGGATTAAGTTATGATAAAGTATCTGAAATTACTCATACAAGTTAATAGCGGACATTCAAGCAAGGCATTCTTCTTAGTGTCCGTGACCTTGATAGGTTTCTTGATGCTCTTAGTTGTATGCTTCATCTTAGTGTGGGAAGTGGTGACTTATGGGACGATCAAGACCGATTTGATGGGGTTAAGTGCATTTGTTGGTAGTGTAGCTAGTTTGTTCGTCACGGCTGGCATTACCAAGACGATAGGGGAACGTGGCGAACATCAAAACATAAACGACAAATAGACTATGGCAGACTCAAGTATTTTACAACCATTCATCCTCTCATTCGAGGGTGGATATTCTAACAAAAAGAGTGATAGGGGAGGCGCAACGATGAAAGGCGTGACTCTAGAGACGTTCCGTAAAGTTTATGGTGCTAGTAAGACTGCATCGGACTTGAAGAAGATAACTGATGAACAATGGCATCACATATTCAAGAAATATTATTGGGATGCTTGCAAGGCTGACCAAATCAACAACCAGTCTGTGGCTAATCTCTTGGTTGACTTTGCTTATAATAGTGGAGTAAGCAGAGCCGTACAAAAGATTCAAACTATCGTAGGAACAAAAGCTGATGGCATCATGGGCAATATGACCTTAGCTGCTATCAATTCATACAAACAAGGTCAATGGGCGTTGTTCGATAAGCTGAAGGTGTCACGAATTGCCTTTCTCAATGCGATTGTGAACAATGACCCAAAGCAAAGTGTGAACCTGCATGGATGGCTTCGCAGGGTTGGAAATATACAATACGGAAAGCTCGTATGTAATACCGGAAAGATAATCACTTGGTAATCTTACGAGACACAGGCTCAACTAAGGCATTAGTAAGACCATCATTCTTAATTGGGTGGTGGTTTTTTCTTCACTTTTGAAATTTTGAAAAAGAAAGAGTAGGCGAAGAAATCGTTCCTTTTGGTTTTATTTGTACCTTTGCACTCAAAAAGGAGGTTGATATGGAGCTTAGATTTGATTGGTGGCGTTGGCTCGTTACCATATTGGTAGGTTTCTTCATCATGCTGATGATGTACGGATGCCGGACAACAAGATATGTAGAAGTGGAAAAGGTGGTGCGAGACACTACTACTTACGCCCATTGGGACTCAATTATCAACGAAAGGGTCAAGCTTATTCGGGACAGCTTGCTATCTTATCATTGGAAGCAGACCGAAAAGCAGGTTAAGGATTCCACTTACATCAAGGATGAGGTCAAGACAAGGGTAGATGAGAGTGGTAAGGTGCTAGGTAAGGATTCTACTCATATAGAGATTAGATACAGGGACAGCAAGGAATTATCCAAGGTTCGTGATAGCCTTATTCATTATAAGGAGATAGCAGAGCGAGCGAGTATATACAAGGCTCAGAGGGATAGCCTAAACAGAGAATTGAGTATCGCCCAGACCAAAAAGGAATATATTGAGAAAGACTTGGAGGGATGGGATTTGTTCTATTGGAAATTCGGTATGATTTCCTTTTGGGTCGTTTCCTTGATGCTGGTTACAATGATTTTCTTTCTCACGGTAAAATATAAGAAAAAGTTATTTTATTAGGTTGGTTTTTAGTTATTAAGGTTTTAGATTGGTTTAAGGTAACAACTTATGGAGCAGCTGCCAGTGATGGTGGTTGCTCTTTTTTTTGTCTTGAAAATGCCTTAGAGTGTAAAATGTTAAAATTGCAAGCGGCTTAATGTATTTGTAGTTTTGTATACGTAACTAAAATTGTGTTATGTGTTAAAAATGCGCAATTAGAGTAGAATAATACATTAAAGCTCTTGCAGTTTGAAAATAAATTAGTATCTTTGCAGCGTGCTTTGTTGGTGCTGACACGCTTACAAGAATCAATAAGATTTTCCGTGGCGAAAGCCATACCACGATAATCCTTACCTAGATTTCGGTGTCAGACGAATGAAGGGTAAGGATTTCTTTTTAGAATCCTTGTTTTGAGTCGAAACATTCTTAGATTGCTCTAGGTTAGCAATGGGCAATAATTGTTGGAGTAGGCGAAACACAGATAAGGTAAACAAATAAGGAATTTATGGGAAAGCATTATTTACACATACGTATGGACTTGGTAAAGAAGTATACCTATGGTGCGTCATCGCAAGAAGTGAAAGCGCACAAGGAGACTCTTTGCTTTGCCATTTGGTGTAAGATGCAACGCAGAAATTCTGTAATATTTAACTTAACCATCAAGGATGTAAAGAAAAAACTCGGTGTAGGCTATCCAAAGGCAAGAAAATTGCTAAAGGATGTCAAGGAGGATGGACTCTTTACAGAACTTGGTAACGGGCGATTTATCGTGAATACGTTCCGTGATAAAGAAAAGAAGCCCAATAAAAAGGGCGGTCGCTTTCAAGGGGCTTACGTTTGTCGTATTCCTATTAGTAAGGACTATAAGCTAAAGGAGTTATATTCTATAGTCAACAATATTTTGTACACATCGGTTATTAGTGGTGCTCGTCAAGACTGTTTTAACGTTGGCAACAATGATTGTGCTTGGCATCAACTAACTACTAACTCGTTTGCAAAGGTTGTGAATATGGGTCATGGCTCTATATGCCGAATCAAGAAGAATCTTATCTGCGAAGGTAAGATTAAGTCCACGTATGCGGAAATGCACATGGCAGATGATAGAAACGAGGGAGAGATGGAACGAACATTGCAAAGGTTTGGTCGTAGGAACTTTACGTTTAACGTAGGTAACCTGCACTATTTAATTATACCTTGCTCTTACTCTTTTGGAGACCGAGAGACTTCTATTGCTATCAAGCACAGAATCTATGGTTATAAATTGAAGGGACATCGAATGCAAATAAAGGAAAATGGCACAATAGGAAATCTACCTGATGACTTCTATGGTGGGTAAGTTCTATTTTGGACATTTTCATATTAGTAGTTAGTTGGAATAAGTATAGGAGTCTTTAAGAGGCTAACGTGTTCCTTGATATATTACGTGTTATTATTATATATACGAGATTATGAAGAAGATAGAAGAAAAGTACTTGGAATCAGAACATCAAGTTAGAGCTTATGATGTTTATCTGAGTTCATATCGTGTGAAAGGTGCAAATCGAGTGTTGGCTTATAGTCGATTGTATGATGGTGACAAATTCATTCGTGACAACTTCCTGGTCAACGAGCAACAAGCCGACAAAATAGAGGCTATGTTTGACTTGGTTAATAGAATATTGGAAACTTGTAAGGATATAGACTTGTTTACGATTCGTGTTTCAAACAAAACTTTTGCGAATTTAGTGAAGAATGCTGACTTTGCGGAAGAGTCTAATCGCTACTTTGGCAATATATCTAGATTTAAACGTCTGCTTGGCAAGAGGGAGGTGATAATTGTTATTCCCAATTGGTGTACCGCAAACAAAAAAGATTATGCTATTGACGAAATGGCAAAGGATTTGTATGCGAAGATACCATCTTCCCGAGTCTTTTCGGGTTTCTGTATAAAGAAAAATTGGATAGAAAAGGGCTTTATCGAAGATTTGTGGGACTTGTTATGGAAAAACGAATGGAGACAGAAAGATGGAAACTATTGTGATGATTGGCGAACATTGGCAGGTGCTTACAACTCCGTTTTGCGAACAGGCAAGAATGCAAAGTATGGAAAGGTTCAACCTAAGAAAGAAGAAACTGTTGTGGAAAGAAAAAGGCTTCTTCCAAACTATATTTGCTATACAGATGGCAGCTGCGATAACTATTCCACCCATAAGGCAGGTGGTTCTGCGTATATTGTTGTGAATACATCTACAGGTGAACTTGAAAAGGTCAAGACACACCATTGCTTGCATACTACCAATAATAGAATGGAGATGTTAGCGATAATATCAGCCGTTAATTATTGCCCGAAAGGTTCTGTCATAGAGGTTCGAAGTGATTCCAAGTACGCATTAAAGATGTTCCGCTATACAGATTGGGAAATAGGCGCAGATATAAAGAACACAGATTTAATCAAGTTGTATCGTAAGTGTGCAAAGGATAAGCTTGTTATTTTGACTTGGGTAAAGGGACATAATGGCGATGATTTGAACGAGCAAGCGGATTGCTTGGCTTTTGGTGCATATGAGAAAGCATTAAAAGAGAATGGCTTACCAATGGCTCCTGAGAAGTATCGTGCTATGAGACGAGGCAAGCAGACGGTGTTTGAAACAGATAATTAAAGATAAATTTGATTTATTATGAAAGAGTTAAGTTTTGATAAGCTATACGTAAAGTTTAGCAATTTATATTGTGAGTATCGTAGTAGAAAGCAATTCTTGAAGTGGTTGAAATCCTCAAAGAATCTTTCTGAAGAGTTGTTTGAAGTAACGCCAAGTGAAGGTGGTTCGTTTGACGTTGTGTTGTCTTTTGAAGAGATAAAGGATGTATTCCCGATTATGGAGAATTCATTGCCTAAGTACGAAAACGATATAAAGCAAGTTCTTTTGGCTATAAAGGAAATGGGACAGCTTGAAGTTGCAAAGATATGGCATGAGGACGATTGGGGTGATGGCTTTGTAGAGGATTTTTGTAAAACCCATGATATTTAATGAAGATACGGACGTTTGAACTTTGTGCCGGATATGACTCTCAACTGATGGCTTTAGAGCGGTTGAAGAAGAAATATTCTGATTTCGATTACGAGTGCATCGGATGGTCTGAGATAGAGCCAAATGCAATAGCTTTGCATAATGTTTGCTTTCCTAGTCTATCCGGCAAGAACTTTGGTGACATGACCAAGATAGATTGGAGCAAGGTAGCCGATTTTGACTTGCTGACATATTCAACACCTTGCCAGTCTGTTTCGCAAGCCGGAAAGCAGAAAGGAATAGAGGAGGGAAGCAATACACGTTCCTCTATCCTTTGGTTCACAAGAAACGCCATTATTACCAAGAGACCGAAATACCTCTTGATGGAGAATGTAGAGGCTTTGGTTCAAACAAAGTTCATTGGGTTCTTTAATAAGTGGCGCAAGGAGTTGGAATCCTACGGATATGTTAACTATGCTAAGGTGGTAAATGCAGCCGACTGCGGTGTTCCTCAGAACAGAAAGCGTGTCTTCATGCTCTCTATACGAAACGATGGTGATAAGATAGATTATCATTTTCCGAGAAAGACAAAACTAGAGAAACACTTGGTTGATGTCTTGGAGGAAAATGTGGATGAGAAGTACTTTTTTAGTGATGACTTGCTATGTAAAGAGAAATTTGTATCGAATGAATGGAAAGAACCTATGAGTGCAGCTATAAGAACTCGTTCTGAGGGGAAGTGGATAAAAGGCGAAAAGCATAGTTCAAAGGTCGAACTTGGAAAGAACATAGCCAATACCATTACATCTGCGAGCAAGGACTCCTTGGTTGTGCTTGGAGAGACAAGGTTGCGCATTAGGCGTTTGACTCCGAGAGAACTCTTCCGCTTAATGAACGTTGACGAAGAATACATAGACAAGATGCTTGAAAGTGGAGTGTCGAAGTCAAGTCTTCAAAAGGCTGCTGGAAATTCGATTGTCGTAGCTTGCATGGAGAGGATATTCAAGGAACTTTGGTTTTCTGAGAGTAATGTTAAGGTCGCTGATGATGGTCAGCTATGCTTATTTTAAATATTGACGATATGATGTTTTTAAATATTAACGAGAAAAAGGAGAAAGCAAATGCTATCTCATACAAGATAGATGAGTACATCTGGGGACGAAAGGATTTTGTTACCGATTGCCCCTATGGTGAGAAAGGCAGATACACCAATGCAATTAATAAAGTTGGTGATTTGGGGTGTAATACTTGTGAATGGCAGGTAAGACATGACCCAAGTACGCAAGTTGTGATGTGCTCCCATCCAAAGGTGTAGAAGAGCGAGATTAATAAACTTTTTAAGGATATGTGATATGGATAAGGAGAAATTAAAGAATGATTACGAGAATGCTTGCAATGCTTACTTGAAGGCATTCTGTGAGAAGCATGAATTTTACGGATTAGATAATCCGGAGACATTTTGGATAGGTGACCAAGTTGGAGGAATAGCTAATTGTGGCGATTTGACTTTCGATATGGCTACTATTGTAACAGATATTGAAAAGGAAGCTCCCGAAGAAGAGTTGTTGAAGTGGTACGATTATACTATTGAAGCTAGAGAGTTCAATTTGCCTGTTCCAAACTTCGACCATTGGCTTATGGGGTGTCCTATAACACCAAGTAAATGGTTCGAGATTATGCGAGCAAAGCGCAAGGAATTTGAGGACTTGTTGAAACAAGAAAATGAAAGGTTGAAAAATGGAAAGAAGTAATCTTTTTAATCATTTGTTGAGGATATTTGATGAAGGTCTCAGTATGAAGACTACCGAACTTGAATATGGTACACTTGAAGTTACTGTAGAGAATCGAAGCCAAGACAAGAAAATCACATTCTTAGCAAAGGGTATGGAGGATGCCAATCAGAAAGCAGCGGAATGGCAGGTTGGACAAATGCTCTTGAATTGCGATGATTTCGAGGAGATTGTTATGTTCTTGGCTCAAAGAAAGAAACTTAAAAAGGAAATGTCAAATGGATAAGAATTTTAGAAGTTGTTTTTGTTGCGTCCATTTCTTGGTAATACAAAATACAAGTATAGGAAATATTTTGAAATGCAAGAAAGGTAGCACTACGAAAGTACAAGGGAAGCGAGTGACAGAAATCGCTGCAAGATGCAAAAATTACAAAGCGTGGGGCACACGTTAAAGAACATAGTAAGATAAAATTAAGGATAAAGGTAATTGGCCGCATGAGTATTTGAGAAAGAGAAAAATGTAAAAAGTTTAAAATAAATGGTAGAAACTATATTAAACAATTAAAATACATTAATAATATAAAGAAACACATTAAAACGCTTGCATGTTTCGAATATTCTTTGTATCTTTGCATTGCAATTAAGAAATAAAGGTTATTAATTTGAAAAGGTGAGACACACCATAAAAACTGGGAATGATGACAAAAAAGGAAATAATAAAACAATGGTTGGATGAGCCGAAAGTGAGATATTGTAATAATTCTAATTTCACTTTGGGTTATGGTGATGGCTGGGATTGGGTTAAAGATGTTCTACGACCAGCTATCACGAAGAACGCTATGTTTCTCAGATTCTTGGAGTATGGTTTCCGTGAGATAGAAGAGTTTTTGAAATCAAAAACCGGAAAACCGAGCGAAGAGGATTGTTCCTTGTATTCTGTTGGATATAAGGATGGTGTCAATGATGCCATGATTGCAATTAAGAATAGATTTGAAAATTTAAAATAGGAGGTTAAATGGATTTAGGAAAGGCGATTAAGACAATGAGGGTAAGCAAGGGCTTGACCCAACGACAACTTGGTAAGGCTATCGGTTGTAGTGAGACAAATATGTTGTTTATGGAGACCGGAAGAACGTTTCCACGTAAGAGTAAGATTGATGCAATATGCAAGGTATTGGAGATTCCGATGTCTTATTTGTTGATGTTCTCTATTACACCGGATGATATTCCGGAAGATAAGCAGAGTTTGTATACAAGCATCGTTGAGCCGATGCGTAACGAATTTATTAGGGAGTTGTTGCGATGAAGAGATGCTATTATTTTGTGGCTAAGTATGTCAAGAATGGCATAACACGTACATGTACAGGTACACAAGAGACGATTGATGGCTATTTTGATTTCGTCAGTGCTGGAAATTTTATAGCACAGAAACATAATGTTGATTCAAAAGACGTAATTGTAACTTTTTGGTCTGAGATTAATTCAGTAATGTTAGATAAATATAAAAAGCATTAGAAAGCATAAAAAATGGTTGAATTCGAGTATGAAGGCAGTATCATTTGGAAAAATTACGATTTCCATTTTATGCCTTGTGTAGGTGATAAAGTCGTGATTAACAATCTTACATACAAGATTAAGTCTCGTGTGTTCAAGTGCCAAGGAAAGACAGTTAAAGTTGTTTTAAAAAAGGTTGATAATGAAAATACGAATAGTTAAATATGTTTGTGCCGATGGAGTAGAAAGAGGTATCTTGGAGTACCGTAACCATTGGTGGAAGAAGTGGAAGCCATTGCATCAGGACGGAAAGCTGGCTTATGTTTCATATATGGGAACGAAACCATATAAGTCATTGCAGGACGAGTGCTTTGATGTGCTAGGCTTGGATAATGAGCAGATAAAGGTTCGTGAACAGATGTTCCATTATATCTTGGATGCCGAAGAGGTATACATTGGTGCAAGAATTGGTAACGAATATCGTATCGGCTATGATGTTGATAATGATGAGAGTTTGGAAACGCTTAGGAATTTGGAGGAATAGTTATGTTCGGAAAGATTTTTTCGGTTAAGACCGATATTGTATATCGTAGAGAAGAGAGTTTGAATCTCTTCGATGGCAAGAAGAAACTTGATAAGGTGGTGTCCGGTCGGGTATTCAAGGAGCAAATCAATTTCTTTGGTTTTACCATCAGAACAAAGTTTTTTTATCAGATTTGCTGTCCACAAGTCAATATGAATGATACTCATGAGGCTTGCACATTGAATCGGGTCGAGGATTTGGTGAGAACGGAGTGCTATAATAAGGTAGTAGAATATTCAAACAGAAAGCATCATGCCTAGTGTAAATTGTTTCCGAAGAGTCTTATTGAACGTAGGTGGTAAGAAGATAATTATCAGTGTTCCGAATGGAATGACCGAAACAGAAGTAAACAAGGTTATGGTTATTACTAGAGGTTATCTTCAGCAATATGTCTATGTTGAAATGGTGTTGGCAGAGTGCTTCATGCAGAAAATCGAAAAGAGTATTCTGAAGAAGAAATGCGTTAGGTTTGAAGTTAAGAAGAAGTGGGTAGACTGCAAGAAGAACCTTCGCAAGGTGATTAAGTATTATGACGCTTATGTTCCTAATGCAGATTTCAATAACGAATTCGCAATGACGTTCTATGACAAGATTAGTGAAGACTTGTACAAGTTGCGAGATAAGCTTGCGGTGAGGTTACAGAACTTAGGAATTGGTGAAAAATCGGGAGTTTATGCGAATGCAATCATCCTGTACAATCTGACCAACCTTTGTTTGGGAACTTACGAGAATATCATCCGTAAGCTGTATGAAGATTTGCATGTTAACTTAATGCAAGCGTTCAAGGATTTTGCTCCTATCTTGGCCTTTGAAAATTCTTATGACTTCATGGCATTGGTGATGGATAAGGATTTCAAAAGATTGGCTGACCATTTGATGACAAAAGAAATTCTTTCTTATTTCGATAAGGTAAGAAAAGGTGTCTTTGACGAACAGACTTTGAATGAGGCGGCTATCAACGCAACGGAAGACTTGAAAGACGATGAGAAGGATTTGCAGAAAACTTATATCGGAATTAGTGACTTTATGAAGAGTGACTATCCTTTGGAGAGTGTGACATCTAAGAAAGCAAGCTAATGAAAATCGAACCAAGTGAGTTCTTGCCTATAGGTAATGAATTTCAGAAAATCTTCGGAATAAGCTTTGGAAAATTCATTGATATGCGGTTTCTTTTAGCGAGAAAAGAGTTAGTCTTCAATCTGCTGAAGTTCACAGATTGGCTTGAAGAGTGCTATCCGGATGAGTGTTCCATTGATGGAGTGAGCTATAATGCTGTTGTCGAGCGAAAGTTTGGTAAGCGAGGTGTTAAAATGATAAAGAAGCTATTGAAATGAAATACCCACGTGCCAAAGCCGTGTGATGCCTTGCGTGGGGGCATGATGATAAACTAGGAGTCGCACGGCTTTATTTGAATGTTTCATAACTACAAATAGCCTGTCGCTAATGGTTGTTCCCTTGGGCAGGGAGATAGTTAATACCGCATCGTAAGATGTGAACACTTAAAATTTGCCGACAACCATTGGCACTTTAATTATAAAACAGGTGAAAGTTCTTGCCGATTTCCTTGCATATATGAAAGAAATTTCGTATCTTTGCAAGTGAATTTCGGTGAGACACACCTTTCAAAAACTGGTTAAAATTTAAGAATATGATTTCATACAAGTACAAGCTATATCGGACGAAGAAGACGAAGCATTTGGATAAGATGCTCCGTGAGGCTTGCTATGTTTGGAATCACGCTCTTGCCTTGCAGAAGAGATACTATAAGCTGTATCACAAGTACATTCCAAGATTTACTATGTATAAGCATTTCTCTAAGTGTTATAAACCAACATTGCTTAATTGTCAAACAGTTAGGGAGGTGTTGGATAGATTGGATATATCTTACAAGCGTTTCTTCAAGCATGATGCGAAGCGTCCACCAAAATTTAAGAAAGCAATAGAATTTGGTTCATTTGCCTTTCAACAAAATGGCTATTCCCTTAGTGGAAACGAGTTTGTGATAAACAAGATAAAGAAGTCATTTAAGTTCTCTCTGAGCCGTCCCTACGATGGCAAGGTCAAGAGGGTGTCGGTCAAGCGAAACAAGTTGGGCGAGTACTTTATCGTCCTTTGCTTAGACAAGCAAGCCGAGTCTTACGGAAAGTCACATGATGGTGCATCCGTGGGCATCGACTTTGGATTGAAGAAGTACATGACTTTGAGCGATGGGCGTGAGATTGATAATCCTCAGTTCCTTAAAACTGACTTGTTGGAGCTTAGACGCAGGTCTCGCAACCTCTCGAAGTGCAAGAAGGGCAGCAATAACCGCAAGCGCAAGAAGCTGGAGTTGGAGCGATTGTATCAAAACATCGTGAACAAGCGTTCCGATTTCCAGTGGAAGATGGCGCATGAGTTGTGCAAGCGTTATGACTTGATTTGCTTGGAGGATTTGAACTTGGAGGGAATGAAGCGTAATTGGGGACGCAAGATGTCTGACTTGGCTCATGGCGATTTCGTTGTGAAGTTGGAACACGTTGCGAAAAAATATGGCGTTCAGGTTCATAAGATTGACCGATTCTTCCCTTCGAGCCGCCTTTGTACTTGTGGTTATAAGAATGATAAGCTGTCATTGAGTGATAGGGTTTGGACTTGTCCTATTTGTGGTGCAGTTCATCCTAGAGACCTCTTTGCAGCTGAGAATATACTTCGGCAGGGCATTGCCGAATTGGGTAGTGGTAGTAAGCCGTCCGAGCAATCGCAAGGGTGCAGCCACGTTAGTCACCCAACAATTCCTTGCAAGTAGCGAGGAAGTATGTCAAACCAGGTCACTGGGGAGGTGTTGACACCAACAAGGGTTTAAATCCCTTGTCATCCACTAATTTTAAAAGGTTAAATTATGAATGAGTATTGTGAGAATTTGATTTCAAATGGAGTTCCTAGCTGGATAGTAGAGGAGGCTTATAAATTTACAATTGAGCCTTTGAAATCAACAGAAGGCTTGGTAGGAATTGATAAGGAAAATAGTGAGCTATATAGAAATGTCATTATCGCCGCCTACATTGAGGGTGCTAGTGCTACATTGGAAAAAGTGCAAAGATATTATGGCGGTGAGAAACATAGTTAGACAATGGAACGAGGCAACAGGAGGATATTCGTACCGCTTCAAAGGTGGAGATATTTTCCTTCGCTTGGTAAAGGCTGATGGTATTTATGAATTGCGTAACCCTATAGGTTATGGTGTTCAAGTAGTCAAATGCAAAGACTTGGATGAAGCAGATGCAAAAGCCAAGGAAGTGCTAGAAGCTTTTTTTGAAGACAAAGTTAACATAAAAGTTATTTGATTATGGACTTAGAAATGTTGATTGATAAGATAGACTTTAGTCAAGGTGCAAGGCAGATAGCCAAGCAAGCCTTGGAGTTGGGAATGAAATACCAAAAGGACGGTGCTTGGCATCCGGTAGAAGAATTGCCTGAGTACAACAGACGCATTGTCGGTCTGACTAAGGTTCGTAAGCGTTTCAAGCATCTGAATTTCTTAGGCGAGGAATGGTGGAATAGGTTCACGAAATCAAACGCCATCTATAAATGGGCTTATGTGGATGATTTGATATGATAGTAATCGTAGAAATCCATAATGCTATTTTGTTTTAAAGGTTTGCCCCATCACTATATATAATAATGTAGTGGTGGGGATTTTTTTTGTTAACGTCAGCAAATTATTTGTTTGTATCATTATAGAGTGTTAAAAGATACAAGAAATACATTAAATAATTTGCATATTTCAATAATTCTTTGTATCTTTGCATTGTAATTAAGAAACAAGGTTACTAATTTTAAAATGGTGAGACACACCACAAAAACTGTAAGAAGAAAGTGGAAAAGAATAATGTTTATGTAGAGGTGTTGGCAAAGATTGCCAGCCTCATGGGTAGAACAAAGGAGTCTATCCAGATGTCGTCTTCAAATACTCATACGAGTATTACGATGTTTGCCGAAAATAATAGCAAGATTATTGGAAATTGGTATTTTGATGCTTCCGATAGCAAGGAGTTGGTGGATGCTACCTTCAATGGTCTGAAGGCTTTGGTTGAGTCTCTTGAGCACAATAAGAGCAATGACGGACAAGCAGCGTAAGTACATAGAAAGTCTTATCAAGAAAGTGTTTCGTAATGCAGATTCGCAGAGCGAAATACTTTCCAGATTGGATAGGGTTAAGATTTCAAGCCATCAAGCTTCAGTAATGATACATGCATTGAAGTTAGAGTGCAATATCGGTCGCTCCGTTCCGGCATATATGTTAATGGCAAACAATCTAAATTCAAAAATGGATGAGTTCTTTAGTATATTAGGGTACGATGAATGACGTATTCTTTAAGAAGAAAAGAAGTTGATATGAAAAAGGTAATTATGATAATAGCCGTTGCCGCCATTTTGGTAGGTTGCAAAGGTAAGGGTACAAGAGTCCAAATCTCGGATTCTGTTGACAAATTCAAGGTCGAGAAATTGTTTGTCGTGGATAGTATAACAGTATACAGGTTCTATGACCAAGGAAATGCTATCTATTTCACTAACCGGAAAGGTAGGGTAGATGCGACCCATTCCGAGTACAATCCGGTTACTCACACATACAATGACGAGGTTAACGAAACTTTATGTGAAGGAGACTGAAAAATGGAAAAGAGATTAACTAAGGAAGAGTTCCTTAAGGACTTATGGCATCCTGCTAGCGAAATGCCTGATAAAAATAGAACATGCTTGGTAAGAGTTGTTTATCATCCTAATCATGGGATGTTTCAAGATGAAGAAAGAATAGAACAATCATCTTTTCACGATTTTGGATGGTATGATTACGATTTCAAATATATTGGAACTAATTATGATATTATTAGCTGGCTCTATATTAGTGATTTACTTCCAAAGGAAGGAGGTGAACAATGACTAAATGGTACTCTGCAAAAGAAGCTCCAAACTACGAAGAATGGATTCTTACAGAATGGTATGATGGAGACGATGGAGGTCTTAAGTACGAAGCTGATTATCTTTACTCTTTTGTTTATTGGAAAGATTATGTAAGGAGAAACAACATCACAAAGTGGTGTTATATTAAAGATATAAAAGATTAGGTATATGAAAGTACTTAAGAAGATTTTTGGTGAGCATCTTTTCGATAATCGAAATAAAGGCTTGTAGTGTTAGTCCGAATTTAAAGAGGAGGTTTGATTATGAAATTATCTGAAATAGAATTAGATTTTTTGTATGAGAAATCTGCCGAGTTGTTTAGAGATAAAGTAAAACAACGAGGGGAAGATTATGAACATGATAATAGATGCGCTTGCCCTGAAGCAGTTCGCAGAACTCATCTACGAACTCTTGCAAGAGAATCTATAGAAGATGTTAAGATTTTAATTGAAGAACTACGTAATAATGGTTATGAAGCTTAATAAAATGGTTTTTGACGATAAGAAAATAGAAGAAGCTGCACGACTTGACGATAAAGAATACTACGATAGATTATCGGATAATGATAGATGCTTCTTCGAGTATGGTTTTAGACGTGGATATAATCGAGCTTTGAAGGATTTGTGGCATCCTGCTAGTGAGATACCAAGTGAAGGAAAACCTTTAATAGTAGAGTATAGTATTACAGATACTATTAAAGATTATGCATCATTAAAGAGGTTAAATAATAGTTATGTTTACTGGGATTGGGTTTCTTATTTTGAAAGCGCAAATATAACTCGGTGGCTCTATATTGATGATTTACTGCCAAAGGAAGGAGGTAATCAATGAAAACATTTATCTTTGATGTTATGCTCAACGGAAGATTTGTCTGCACGTTAAAGTATAAATATTGTGCGCTCTTCCCGATAGATTTTGAAGATTTAGAAAAGTTCGTCCTCCAAAAGAGACCTACTTTGAAAGGTTATGATTTTAGAATTATGTTTTAAGGAGTAAAGCGTATGTATTTTGAATATAGAATAGTCAAAATTGAGAAAGGTTTGTTTCTCATCGAGTATAAGACCGCTCCTTATGGAGTTTGGCATGAAGTAGATAAAAAGTTCAAAACTAAGCCAAAGGCAGAAGCTTGGGCTAGAAAGAACTTAGTTTAATGAAGTAAAGCGTATGAATGGATTGTTATCAATGATTGGTATGCAAACTGAATTGGAATACCAAATGGGTGATGATTTTCCTTTCGGTGTTCCACGTATCAGATTTAATGTTCCAAATGGCAACATTCCATCCGATAAGCAGAAGTGCCAGCCAAAGGCGCAGCATGAGTTCACCATCAAAGGTATTAAGATTATGGCAGCTTCAAAGAAAGATGCTATTAAGAAGTTTAATCATCGTAAAAAGTAAAGCGTATGTTGTACGAAGCAAAACAGGGAAGTAAGGCTTATGAATACATTAAGAGTATTCTCGATGCTGAATTTGAAGAGCATCAATCATACATGAAACGAGTAGAAGAAGCCGTTGGCTTCGAGTTTGAGAAGTATCAAGGTTATCAGCCTAACCGCAGTCTGCTGCGAGAATATGAAATAACCGCCATCTGGATACCATCCGAGCGTTTCGCCACGCTAGATAAAAAAGTATGGAGAAAGGTAGATAGCAAAATGCTAGAGGATGGCTATTATGTAGCCGTAGCGCCTAACAAGCGATATAAGCAGGGCAAGGCTGTCGCCGCCGTACTTGCATCCTACAAGGCTATCACCAACCATTTCAAGATATTGAATGAGTTGGGCATAGGGGATTCTCAAAGTGGTTCTATCTCCATCACTCAGCTTCTCCGTCACAAAGACCGCATTTTCGCCTTCTTCGATGATGGCATCCGAGCAGAGAAATGTAACTCCGATTTCAAGGAAATCACGATAGGTGAATATGAGGATCTTATTAATAGCAAAGATTAAAGCGTATGGCACAGAAATATATTGAAGATGACTTTGTGATGACAAGAACAGAGCCAAACAACTTTACACCAAATGGTGTTGTTTGTAAGTTTGTTGACTATGAAACAATAGACAAAGTGTTATTAAGAACGATTAATGGCATTGATGGATTTATTGTAGAAAAAGGTCAGTTTGTTCCTATTCCTCTTACCCCATCCATTCTAGAGAAGAATGGATGGGAACATAAGGACGATATATATTTCAAGGAATTTCCACACCGAAAGCTTGTAATCATGGATGAGAATGCATATATAATCAATGAATGTTGTTCGATGTTTCTTTGTCCAGCCAAGTTTGTTCCACAACTCCAGCACCTTCTCTTCGGTCTTGGTCTTAATCACAAAATGGAGGTGTAGGTATGGATGCAATGTTTCAAGTTTGTAAATATTGCAAGCATGCAAAACCAACTGAAACAGATTTACTTTATTGCGAGATTTGGAAACGGAAGGTATGTGAGCATGAAAGTTGTGACGGAGATTCTGAAAACTATTTTGAATAAGTTTATAACGCCTTCAGACATAAATAAATAGTAATATGAATGCAACAGAAGCAAAGAAGACGCTATTTGAGATTAGAAAAAATCTTATTGACGATAAGCAGAAGCATGCTATTTGGTTAGCAATCAAAGCTATTGATTATTGTATAAGATTGAGGAAAGGATATTAACAGATAGTAATATGAAAGCAAGTGAGTTGATAGAGCATTTAAAATCTTACATTGACATCACGGGTGGAGATTGTGAAGTACTTGTATTTGATAAAGCAGATATTTCTTGTGATATTAAGAATACTTCTACAGATGGTGATTATATATTTCTACACATCATCTGATAAATATACAACGAAGACACCAGAGTAAATAACTATCCCTTATGGGATATAAATATAAGTAATATGGTAGTATTGTTAACGATTTTAGGAACTATCTTTTTGATAGTTAGTGCAATATTTTGGTCAGAAACGCCAAAGTTGAGAACAGTAAGTATTGTAATTGCGACAGTGGCAGCAATACTTATGACCTTATGTTATGTAGGCTCTGTGCTTGCACAATATATGATAGAATTTACGAAATAATTAACTAACCATCCTGCAAGGGATATAAATAGAAGAGAATATGAAGGAATTAAGAAAGAAAACATTTAAGAATGGTGTCGTGTATTGCCTTCAATTAGAAGATGGTTTCCTTGTTGAAACGACAGATACATTCTTGCCTTATTACACCAAAGATGCAATAGGCAGACATCAGAATAAGCTCGACAACAATGAGCTTGGCGACCGCACGGAACGTTGGATGATAGGAGTATCTACAATGAGTGGGTGTCCAGTAAGATGCAAGTTCTGTGCTACAGGCAACATGAAACGTTATCGCAATCTTACGGCAGAAGAAATTGTTGAACAGGTTGAATTTGCCATCAACAAGGCAGGTGCTGACCCAAGCAAAGCAAAAGAGTTTAAGATTAACTATACTCGTATGGGCGAGCCATTCCTCAATATTGATGCAGTCAAGGATGCTATCCGCATTATTACTGAGAAATACCCAAATACTCATCATTACGTATCAACGATTGGCATTAAGGGAAGCGATTTCTCTTTCATTAAGGGAAATATTACGTTACAGATTAGCTTACATTCATTTGATGATGACAAGCGTAATTGGTTGATTCCTTACAAGAACAAGATGACTATTCAAGAGTTAGGTCAGATTCGCACAGAAAGCAATCTGAAGACTACAATCAATCTTACACTTGTTGACACTTCCGATTTTGATGCAGAAAAGCTGAAAAAATGGTTTGATAAGGAGCATTTCTTCGTGAAGTTGTCTCCTATTAATGTGAATAACATATCAGAGAAAAATCACCTCGGCAATGGTGTTGTAGAAGGAATTAATTTAGTATGAAAAAGGGTATTTTCAGATATAGAATTATCACAAATCTGAATTGCAACATGAACGAAAGTACAGGAGTAAACGGAAATTGTTACTTCTGCTACCAAAAGTTTAAGTCACCATTGCGACTGGATTGTGATAAGATGGAGGAAACTTTGAAGAAGGTTGGTGTTCTGAAAAGAGCAACTATCATGGGAGGCGAAAGCTTGCTCAATCCAGATTTGGTAAAGATTGTAAAGATAGTCAGCAACTATACATCTGATGGTATCTGTCTTGTTACAAATGGAATACTGCTTAATGAGGACATCATCGTTGCATTGAAAGATGCCGGATTAACTGAGGTTGCTATCAGCGTGTCTTCTATCGAACAGTACGAAAGACGTAGAGATATGGCACTTCTGTGTAAGGAGATTATTCCAAACACAAGAATAAACATTCCTAAGTGCAAGGAAAGTTTGAATCCACAACTACTGAAAACAATACTATCAGATGGTTTCTATAGCATTGTATGCGAAGATTTACAGGCAAGGTATGGTGAGATAAGACTCCCAGATGGTTCTGTAAAGGTTGGTGATGACGGATATGGATTCTATGATTACAAGTGGAATGGACATACATTTGGAGTATTTGGCAATTATGGGAAGTACAACAGAAGCGATATTATCATAACTCCTCTTGGAAATTTCTGTGATTGGGAAAAGTATTGCAAGGCCGTTAAGAACAATGAGCTTGTAAGAAGAAATAATCATATTGATGATGACAAAATTGTGCATTGATTTCGGAAGTGGCTATAATCCAAAGACCGGATATAAAACTTGCGATATAACAACCTTTCCACAATTGGACTTCCAGTATGATGGGAAAGATGAGATAGTCGGACTTAGAGAAAAATCAGTAGATGTATTCTATCTAAGAAACGTTGTTCATCATATCCCAGATTTACAGAGAACCTTCACAACCTTGAAGAAGTATCTGAAGGTAGGTGGAAAGCTAGTTATCATTGACTGCAATAAAGGTCATTACAAGACAAATGTATTTCTTGACAATTTGTGGTATAGATTTGTTGGCAACAACAACGAAATCTTTATCAGTAAACAGTATAGAGATTACATCAATGTTTTGCTCAAGTTAGGCTTGAAGCAATTATATTATAAATCATTTAAAGAAAAGGAGATTACTAAGTATGAATGCAATTAAGAATCAATTGGAAAAGATGGGTTACGATTATGCAGTAGCAATCGCAACTAAGGCTGAAATTGAGAATGGAGCTGCTTGTGGTCAGCTCGCTATTATTTGTGAGTAAGTAATTAATCATCCTCTCCATGTGACAGGTGGAGAGGGTAAAAAGAAAAGATATGAGATTAAGTGAATATAAAGCAGGTACTATCTTAGTAGATATTTGCGGCAAAGTGTTTATCCATGATGGTTTTATCAATGCTGATGGATATGGTGTTATAATTGGTGAGGATTCTGATGGAATGATTCAGAAATCAAATGGTATTGGTAACTGGATGAAGGAAGGCTTCTGTAGAGAAGCAACTTCACAAGAAGTCAGTGAGTTTTTCGCCAAGGTTCGTAAAACACAGAAAATTATCAATTACTAAGGATGGTAAAAAGAAGAGAATATGGCAGACATGGAATTTGGAAAATGTGATATTTGTGGCAAAGAAGCTGCTTTATCACGTACATATTTCAAATATAGAATAGGTAGTTGTGAGTGTTGTGGAAGCAAATTGCGTGATGGCTCAAATGGTCATTTTGAGGTTGTGCATCATTGCAACAAATGCGTTCCTCATTTACCTACAGTTATTCATCCTTTATTTAAGGCTTTAGATGGTAAAGTTTATAGAGCAAATGTTACTAACGTTTTACCATTTGAAATTGAAGGTAAATACATTATCGAAGAACCAGTAATCAAGGAGGATAAGCAATGAGCAAGATGAACGTTAAGGAGTCTCTTTTAGAAGTTGTTAAAAGCAACAACCTAGAGATACTTAAAATAGATTTATTCAACGATTTTGAGTTGTTCGTAAGAGAAGGCACTATGGAACGTAATGAGTATTGCAAGACTTATGCAACATTAGACGATTTGGATTTTGATGTAGAGGCTTTCTTGCTTAATGATGAAGTACGTGGAATTGTATACTGCCAAGATAAAGACACAAAAGAACCAGTGTGGATTGAACCTTGGAGTGACGAATGCTGTTCTTGGTGGCAGGTTAGTAGAGTTCCAAAGTTCTATAAAGATAAATCTTTAGTAAGAAAAGTAATTTACTAATTAAAAAGTTAAAGAATTGAATATGATAGGAGATATAATATTATTCTTAAAGAAATGGTGGAAGCAAAATATTACTTGTCACCATGAGTATGTCTATAAAGAATTAGGCAGAATCAATTTTGAAGAGTGTCGAAAGTGCGGAAGAATAAAAAAATACATAGGTTAAAATTGAGGAAGGTAAGCAATGAGTAAAGAAAAAGCTATCGAGAAAATACAATATGCTAAAATGCAAGTTGCTTCTGTATATGCATGTTCTGCTATCTTTGATGAAAAGACAAAGGTAATAGAAGACAGACAGAAAGAACTTGAAAAAGCGATTGTCAATTTGCATGATGCAATTAAAGAGTTGGAGGATTGATTATGACAAGAAAAGAAGCAATGGCTTTCGCTATCAGCGTAGGAAAGCCGATAAGATATAACTCATTTTCAAAAGGTGAGTTTGTTCAATACAAAGGAAAGGAGTTAGTTGACGAAGAAGGAACTATCCTTCCTCAACAAGAGTTTTGGGCTATCCGTTCAGGTGGCTCTTGGGAGAATGGATGGGAAGAATATAATGATAATTGATTATGACAAGAGAAGAATTACAAAATAAACATGGCGATACTATCTGTGAGTATTGTAACAAGAACATTATCTCAGAATATAACATCGGCATAGGTGGGCTTTGCGAAGGTCAGTATTGTGAGGAAGCACAAGATGGCTACGCAGCAGAAAATAACATAGAGTTGGAGGATTGATTATGATACAAAAACAGACATGGAAGGATGAAATCAGAATTTTAATAACTGATGAAGAAAATCATGGCTCTGTTCAAATATCTATTCCATTATATGTTAGTGATATTTTCGGCAAGGCTGATGCTCTAATATACGCTCTTTGGGTTGATGTTGTTTATAGAAGAAATGGTGTTGCACAACGCCTGTTACAACTCGCAGAACAACAGGCTAAGTTAAATGGGGTGAAGAAAATCGGATTGGAATTTGATAAAGATGAATCTGATAGATTTGTTCTAGATTGGTATCTCCGTAGTGGTTATAAATTATTTGATAAGAAAAGTAATTTATTAATTAAAAAAATGGAGGAATAGTTATGTCTTGGTTAGCAGTAGATAAAGGTGGCTGTGAACATATTTTTGCAGAAAAACCTTGCAGAAATGAAAGTAATACATTATGGATTTGCTCTGTCGTATATTTATATGGGCAGAGGTACGCAAATACCGGTTGCTGTTACCTTCCTAAAGGCAGCATCAAGAAGCTCATCGGAAGAGAACTTACTTGGAACGATGAGCCAGTAGAACTTAAAGAAGATTGATATGGAATGGGATGTTAAATTTGTACTAGCAAAGCTTTTGAATGATATGAAGTATAAAGAAGCCGTAGAGTTAATAAATGCCCACAATGATAATGTTGATGCTCAGGATGTAGATATTTTTATATCAGGATTTAGCTTAGTATACGCAGAGCTTTTTAATCCAATATCACCAATATTGGAGAGATACCTTTCTTCTAGTGCCATTTCTTGGCAAGGAAGAATGAGAATAGCTTTAGCTATACAGCAATGCAAGAAACTTAAAAAGAATAATTATGGTAAGAGAATTTGAAGTAAGTATTAGAGTTACTATTGATTCTAAGTGCAAAGATAGTGACGATGATATTATAGAAGCACTTATGAAAGGAGCGGATAAGTATTTCTATCCATATTGTTGTAGTAATGAACATATAGAGCATACTAATAGTACTGCTCATAAAGTTAAATAAAAATGAGAAGTATGCACGAAAAAATTATAGGAGCAGGAGTAGCTAACTTATTTATTGAGCGAATGAAGTTAGAAGGATGGTTGCCCATTAAAGAGTATTTCAAGATGAAAAAACTTGGAATTGAGCTTGATTGGGTAATGGTTCTTACTATGGAGAATGATGGATTTATCGCAATACCAATGGTAGCAGAATATCGTGTTCCACATAAAGATAGTGGGCGAAAATCTGGTTGGTATAAAGACGAGATTGATAATCCAAACAGGAGAATTGACGATTGGACTAATGTCATCATGTTCAAACTTTTAGATAAGCCTAATATTGACGGAATAAGGGATTCTATTCTTGACAAATATAAAGAGGCCGAAGGTATTACAGATACTCATGCTTATAATTTGTCTTTCAATGAGACGGTTGTTAAACAATGTAAGGGGATTAAATGATTATAGCTTATGAAATTAGAAGACATCAAGTTCAAGGCTAAACGTCTTGACAATAACACTTGGGTAGAAGGTTACTTCTATGTTGAATGTGGTAACACTTACATCATCGAGGATAGGCAGAGTGAATCAATGCTTAATAGAAATGATGCACATCAGGTTGACCCTTCTACAGTCTGTATGTCCACAGGGCTGACAGATTGCAAAGGTAATGAGGTTTGGGAAGGTGACATGCTTTCAAATGTTACCAATGATAGTCCTGACGGAATAGTAGTGTTTAAATATGGCGCATTTTGTTTGCTCGCTAAGAATTGTCGCGACTTTTGCGTTGCACTAACATACCTTCTGAGTGAGAAAGATTCATTAAATAGATTTAAGGTTATTGGCAATAAATTCGATAAAAAGAAGTAGCGTATGGGAATTTTATATATAAGTGTTAGTCTAATTTACATCTTTCTTGTTTGCTTGGATGGAGAAGATGTAAAACCGAAATGGAAACAATGGCTAGCTGACAAACTAGGCATCAAGCCAAAGATAGATGTTAGATACATAAAGCCACAAGTCGTTAAGCTTCGTTCAAGAGTTACAATGTCGAATTTTGAAATGCAATACTATTGCCGTGACAAATCTGGCATGGAGCAATTGAAGAGAAGAGCAATAGAAAGTGTGTACGATGAAATTCTTAAGGGAATGAAGGCAAACGAATTGGTTTCCATTTCGCAATATAATGACATTTATAGTACTAACACTATTTATGAGGGGACATGTGAAATTTATAAAAACAAGTAGTATATGAAGATAAGACAAGCTAAGAAAATCTTGAATATGATGGCGAAAGGAACGGACACACGTTACTTCGATTCAAAATATACATTCAAGAAAGAGAGTAGATTCATTCCTAGATTAAAGAATCTCTATCAGAAAGCAACTATCAGATGGAATAAGGTAAATATGCCGAGTGCCAACGTTAGTTTGTTTCGTTCAATTTTGAGAACTTCAAAGGAATGCAGTCGTTGTAAACATTTCAATGGTATGCTTGCAGGAAGATGTACTAAACTACATAAGTATGTTGAAAGCAGCGATTGGTGTCATGGAACGTTTTTCCATAGAAAGTGAGGTTGACATGAAAATAAGACAAGCTAAGAAGATAATGAAGCAAGTCTATAAGACTAGATATTGGGCTTATAGGCAAGGCTATTATTGTGGCAAGAAAGATGCTGGAAAGCTAGCCGGAGACCATCGTTTGTTAAAGGCTATGCGTCTTACAAAGAAGTGGGAAAGTCGCAAGATACGAAATGATGTGAATAAAATACTGGAGAAGAATCCGTTCAAACCGAGGGATCTTCAACGTAGTGCTTTAAGATTAATGAGATATGGATGTAGCAAAGCTTAATCAGGAAATTTTAGGCGTAGATTTGGAATACAAAAACGTCTATATTGATGCGGAGAACACAAGAATGATACGTGCCAAATTACCTTATGGGTATTGCGATTTGGTTCGCACAGATGTGTGGAATGGTCGTGTGAATCATCCGGAAGAGCATGATATTGTAAAATATACGGCAATCTCTTGGTATATGGAAGAATTTGTCGGTGGAGTTGATTTAGGTCGCAACTATATGCATGCTAAATATAAGTTCTTCGAGTTGGTTGTGAATAAAAAATATATTTTGGAAATGAAACATAAGAAAAATGAAAATGATAGATAATAAGTTAATCATAGATATTCCTAAAGGAATGGAAGTGGATATTGAAAAAAGTGACTTGAAAGCGGGCATTATAGCATTCAAGAAGAGACCCTTCAGCTATGAGGATGTTATATCTACTTTAATAGACCGTGGTCTTAGTCCTGTCGTTGCTAATGTTACTAATAGTAATGTAGAGAAAATTGTTGCATTGGATAAGTTAATGGATATAGCTAAGTGTTATAATGGAGATTGGAAACCGGATTGGAATTCTAAAGAATGCAAGCATAATATCATGCGAACCAGCGAATACGGTATTACTTCTAGTAGTGATTATAACGAAGGTGCTATTTACTTCAAGAACAAAGAAGATGCCCAAGCCGTTATTGATAATCCGAATTTCAGAAGCATTCTTGATGCAATCTATAAGGACTAAGGCTTATGAAGGAAATGTTCTTTAAAAGTGTAAAGTTCCGTGAAGTTCAGCATTTGGCATTCTCGGATGAATATATAACTGCATACGTATCGGTGAACCATGTTCCTAAGATACACCTAAGTGTAAATACACCTCGTGATGAATATGGGTTTGCGAAAGGTAAATCAAAGCGTTACTTTAGAGTGGGGTTTGGAAAATGGCTCACCGAACGAGCGTTTGTGAAGAAATATTTTAGTGAAGAATAAATGAATATAAAAAAGTCAGATATGGGAAATAAGATTAATGTAGCGGAAATCCTAAAGGATAAGCCGCAAGGAACTAAGTTGTACGACTTATTACGCAATATAGACGTAGAGTTAGATAAAGTCCACACAACAGACGTTGGTACTTATATAGAATGTACATCAACTAATGAAGTAGGCAGTACTCTTTTGTTTGATTATTCAAAACTAGGTACAGAAAAATGCTGGCTTGAAGGCTTACGGATTCTCCTTCCTTCTAAGAATATGCGTGACTGGGGCAAATTCGCATGGAAGAAGGGCGATGTGCTTATCAATAGTTGTGGATTTCAGTGCATTTTCAAAGAATGGGCATCTGATGATTATACAAAGTTCAACGGATGCTATTCTAATAGTAGGGATGGTTACGAAGACGTATCAAATGCAGAAACAGCTAAGTTTGACAAGTTAGATAACAATATTGCCTATGGATATGTCAGAGAGATTGAAAGAAAATTAGGTGGCATACTAAACCTTGAAACTTTGGATATTGAGAAGGCTCAGCCAGAGTTCAAGGATGGTGATATACTATGTGTAATTGAAAGTTCTAACAATTATCACTATATACTTATATACGAAGGTCAAGATGATGAACATATTTATCGCTATGTAACAATGCTTGAGAATAATTCTTTAATTATAGAAAAGGGTTCTTATTTTACAAAACCAAAAGACTATTCTATGCGCTATGCCACAGAAGAAGAGAAGCAGCAGCTCTTTGACGCTCTCGCAAAGAAAGACAAGGCTTGGGATGCTGAGAAGAAAATGATTGTTGATTTGAAGAAAAAAGTCGAGCTTAAACCTTTTGATAAGGTTGTAGTAAGATGTAGCGAAGCAGATAGATGGTCTATAGATTTCTTTAGTTATAAAGCACCTAACGGATATATATGTACAGGAGACGCTTGGTTTGGATATTGTCTTCCTTACAATGAGGAGACTGCAAAGTTAATAGGTACAACTAAAAATATGGAGGTTTAAGATATGGACGAAGCTTTTAAGAAGGAACTTATAGAGCATTGTAAAAGGCAAATGCAACGCTTTGAGAGAATGGGAAGAACAGATTCTTTCGCATATAAAGAACATGCTGTTTTACTTAGTTTTCTTGAACGTCCATATTTACCTTTTTAATATAGTAATAGTTATGATAGACATAAAGAAAAAAATCCAAGCCGCCAGAGATTACGCAAGAAAAAGCTATCGTGTAATCAGAAAGGTTAGCAAAAACGGCTTTATGGTTCAAAGAGATAAAAATGCCGATAAGCATTTCTTGGATGGCATTGATTGGGCAGAGAAAGAGATATTCAAAGATTTGATTCATAATGCTAACGAAGTTCCTCAAATTGGCAGAGGAAGGATTCTTGCATACTCAAGAGACTGCGGTTATAGAAATCTTTACAACCTATACGATATGATGTACAAGACTGATTGCGGCACATATCAAGAAATGTGGGAATTAGAAGTTAAAGCTTACTATTTGGATGGTTGGATATACGCAGATGAATTGTTTGACTTAATTATCAAAGGAGGTGATAGCAAATGACCGATGCAGAATTTAATAAGTTTGTGCTTATGCTAGAGAATGAAGCGTTTCGGTTTTCGAGAAGCCAAAACGAATTTAAGGAACATCGAGTAGTGATAGAACAGTCTTTCAAGATAGGAGGGATGTTCATCCTTCGAGAGTTGGAAAAGTATTTTAATCAAAAGAAGTAAGCGTATGATATTATATGAGAATCAATGTTTTGAGCTTTTAAAAGCTTTGTGTTATAGTGTCCCACAGAATCCAAATGTCGGTAGGTTTGAGATTGCAAACGTGATACTTGACACATTACAAAAAATAAAAGATGCGGATTAACAGCTTTCGGGCACAAATTTAAAGATAATGACAAAGGAAGAAATATTGGAAAAGGCATCTGATTTTGAGGATGAAGATGAGTTTGTGAAGTGTGATAGATTGCCGTTCACTGAAGAATTGTGGCTTTTACATCAGCTAGTGTATATCGGCTTGTCTTGTACCTATACAGGTCGTGGCTATATAATTGAGAAACTTAAAGATTAGTAAAATGGAAGCGAATGATTATTTGAAGGCTATGCAAGCTATGGACGAATTGGATAGACTTGTAACTAGTGTTTATCCGGATAAGTTCAAGTTGGTCTGCAAGAAGCATGGAATAGATGAATGCGAGGCGATGAACATGTATTCGTACTTGCAAAAGATGCAAAAAGGTCAGTCTTGGTTAGTTAGATACAAGCCATTGGAATATCTAGAGCGTGTATTAACACTAGCCAAAGAAGCTTATGCGTCTTACATGAACAACGGCTTGATTCTAAGTATGGTCAATTTTGGTGATAAGTACACAAGAATACTTGTAATCTTTGAGAAAGATGGAGTGAGAAGCCAACAGGAATTTGACCTTAGAGAGCAAAGAACATATGTTGATATAGCGGACTTTATTGGAAATGGTTACTCCATCGTATCTGTTATCCGTCAGTCTGACAATGTTGATAGCGAAAAATTTGTTGGAGAAAAGGATGAGCGAAGTCATAGTATTCCTATTTACGATGGTGATGTAATGCTTTGTTACGTGAATAAACCGGAATTTTGGAGTTCCGATTGGCGTAATAGCGGACTTTATATTTGTGAGAACGGCTCATATCATAGATTGCTATACACCCCGAATAAGGGGTACGTAAGACATGGAGAGCCTGATGTAGATGAAGACTTCACCATTGATATTGGGGAAAAATCCTTCAATAGTTATGTTATGACTTTAAGCCAGTCTTGGTATAAGTTGGGTAATGTTCATGCAGGTATAGGCTTTTTGAAGGAGAAAGAATAGAAGAGTAAAAGGAGAGGAATATCATTTCCCCTCCTTTGCCCTAATCTCCAGCTCGATAGGCTTGCCGCAATGGGGGCAGATGATAGCCGGATGCGATAAGGTTTCACCATCAATAGCAAGGAAACTAGATGGCGAGCAACCACAAATACTAGCTATTTGTTCTACTTTCGCAAATGAAATTGAGCCATTATTGATTTGTTGCGATAAAGCTGATTGGGTAATACCTAACTTTTCAGCTACAGATGAAATGGTTTGCCCATGACTCCTAATTATTTTCTTTAAGTCCATACCTTATTATATATAAGTGAATACTAATATTTATTATGCTGCAAAGATAGCTTATTTTTTTTAAACTGCCAAAGAAAAAGAGTTAAATATTAGAATTAGCTAATAATTAGTGAATAAATGTTTAGAAATAGCTTATAAGTGTTAAATAAGTGGTAATATTAGAAATTTCTTATAGAAATATTTGGTAATATTAGAAAAAACTACTATCTTTGCAGTGTCTTTAAGAGATAAAGGCTTTAAAGTTTAACTATTAATTGCTGCTATGCAGCCGAGTCGGCACTCGTAAAACGGTTTGAGGATATGACTACTTCAATTAAGAACAAGATGAGAAAGGTAATGCAGTTAGCACATAGAGCCTATCAGTTGAAATCAAGTTCAATGTCTTGGGTTGAGTGCTTGAAACAGGCTTGGCAGGTTGTAAAGCTTGAGTCAGCGATGAAGACCAAGGTAGTAGAGTTCTTCTTTATGAAGATGAATGGTGAGGTAAGACAAGCCTTTGGTACTCTCCTTCAGAGCCACATTGACTATACTCCAAATGGTACAGGGCATGCAGCATCAAGAGATTGCATCCGCTATTGGGATGAAGCAAAGGGCGCATGGAGACAATTCAAGGCTTACAACTTCTTGCGAGTTGCATAAAGATATATTCACGTTCTAAGGTGTTTGGCGAGGCTTAATAGGTGGTGTGCCTTTAAACACCCCTTTAGTTTAGGACTTTTAAAGTATTTGAGATATGGAGACAATTGCTAAGTGTTTGAAAGAAGTGTTCTACAAAGGGCATCATATTACCAAGGTGGAGGACGTATTCGGTCAGGTTGCCGTTCGCATTGATAATGTTGTTGAACCAGACTATGCTAGCATAGCCGATGCAAAACGAGTAATCAATGGTAAAGCCCCTAAGTGGTTTAATGATGGCTATATGTGGGACGAAGCCAGCAAGAAGGTCGTAAAAGCCCCTAACGCTTTCCGATGGGAGGAGTAAGAAAAGATAAGGTAAAGAACTTAATACAATTGATTATGGAAAAGTTTAATGATGGCAATTATGTATTCGAGACAACAAACGAGTTTCCGGATGGCTATGAGATTTGGGCGATTGGTCGAAGAAATTTCAAGCACAAAGGCTACGTACCATTGTGTGAGGTCGATGAGAGCCGCTACGTCAAAAGAGATACCTTGAAGGCTTTGAAAGTAAAGGATGAAGCATTAGCTTTGACTTTGCTCTCTGAAGCCGTTAAACGAGGTGTTAACAAGAAGAAGTATAACATAATGATTAATGCAAAAGAAAATGGATGAGAATTTTCTGAATGTGCTCTATATCGAGCACACGGATAAAATAGGCGTTCTAAAGGACGATAAGGACGAAAGGGTATCAGTTATCCTTGGGACGGACAAAACGCTTGTAGAACGCAAAAGAGAGGGTAAAACGTACCTTCTTGTACCTTTGACAAAGAACCACACTTTTGTTTGCAAGGGTAATAGTATTGATGTGGATGGTGAGCATATTAAGAGTGAAATCTTTTTCCGCAAGGATGCTTGCCAATGGATTGAGATTGATGAAGAAACATTATCTAAGGTTGCGTAATAAATAAGGAGTTTAAGCTATGAAAGTATATGTAGTAATTTCTTCATACCAACATGGATTAGGTGAAGCTGTTGAAACTGATGCAGAAGTCTTCGATACCAGAGATAAGGCTAGAAAGGCGATAAGACACAAAGGAATGAACACTTTGGAGAATTACAAGCGAGTTTTGGATTGCGATGATTATCTATACAATATCTCAGATTCTTTCTTTCATATCTCAGACAGCGAAGGAGAGACGTGGGATAATTTCGATATTGTAGAACGAGAAGTAAAGTAATAAGACTATGGATATTAAGATTATCAAAGACATCTTAGATGATGCAAAGGAGTGCGGTTGCATTGCAGGTATTTCACTCTCTAATGGGCAGTTAACTCATGCAAACTTTAGCAAATCAAAGTTATTTGATTTTACTGCCGATGTTCTTTATAACAAAAAAAGCATTTGATAACTATACTTGGTGAGAACGGAAACAGAGATTACATTGATAGTGACTCTATCATACGTATCTTTATTAGAGAAGGTGTTTAACAATTAATTATAGGAGAATATGGATGCAGGTCATGTGAATGTGATATTAGGCGAAGCCGAGAATAAAGGTCTTAGAGGAAATATCAACTTGGTAGGTGGAGCAAAAATAAGTTTCGACTTCAATGGTGTTGGTATTGAAACATCTTTCAATTGCAATACAAAGAACAGAACACTTATGATTGGAAGTGGAAGTACAGTAGTGTTTACACGTAAATATATTGATTGTAGCTCTATCCAGTATATTGAAGTGTTTGAACGTACAAAATAATTATAGGAGACAAGAATATGAATATACTAGACTATTATGAGGTTGTCACCTCAAAGATTTTCAAGTTGGAAAGCATGAACGAGGGGCTTGTATTGATAGCACCGGAGCAGGAGGTAGATGGAGTCCGTTCCTTGATGGTGGGATTATATGTTCCTGAGCATGAACGATACAAGATGTACACTTTCCGTTCCTCTATGAATGAGGGTGAACTAAGTGACAAGTACAAGGCAATGGTCTGCACGATGGATGTTCTTAAACCGGATTGGGATAGAATAAGAAAGAAAAGACGGAAGAGGTTCTAACCTCTTACCGTCTGTAGGATGCAAGCTATTTCAAGATTATTTTTAGAAAACATGAAAATAAATTAGAGTTTCCTTGTATTTCTCGAAGGTTTTTGTTACCTTTGCGGATGCAAATAATAAAACAATGAGCTTATGAAAGTATTATCAATTCGTCAGCCGTATGCTTGGTTAATCGCTATCGGCTGCAAGACCATTGAGAACAGAACATGGAATAGAAAGTTCCGTGGTCGTTTCCTTATTCATGCTAGCCAAGCCAAACCCGAAAAACTTGACGGATGGCAGGAGAGCGCAATGAAGAAATATTGCCAAGAGCATGGTATTGTTATTCCAGACTTCAAAGACTTGCCAACGTCAGCCATTATCGGCAGCGTAGAGTTGGATGATATTCAGTATCATGAGGCTTATCCGGATGCATTTGCTGAAGATTTCCAATATCATTGGTTCTTGAAGAATGCTAAATTGTTCGATGAGCCGATTAGAAACGTCAAAGGCAAGTTATTCCTCTGGGATTATGAGTATAATGAAGCCGAAATGTAAAATAACAATACTTTTGTAATAAAAATACAAGTCATTGAAAATTAGCGCAAAAGTGTTTGTTGTTCTAAGGGTTAGATAAGATGTAAATGTAAAAATAAATAAAGCCTCAACCTCTAACGAGATTGGGGCTTTTACAGTTGTCCTAGTGTGTCTCACCATTATTATTTCGTTCAATCAAAGGTAAGATACCTTTCTCCTTTAGGAACTCATAGAGAAAGAAACGCCCTTTTTGAGTCCATTTCGTGTTGTATTTGATGGTTTGTTTTCCATCATTGTGCGTAATGGTCACTGGCTCGCTATTCACATATCCCTTATCCAAATATTGGCGGTACAAGACCCATTGGTCAGAAACCTTGTGCTGGATACCATGCTCATGCAACAGTTTGTTGAATGCTTGCGGACTCATTCCGTAATCCTGCGCCATTGATGTAATCACGCTTGTGCTCTTGTTCTTCATCATCACATCGAAGTAAGTAGTCTTAGGCTTCATTGTTGTAATCTGTGCGCTCAGTCCGACAATCTCCTGCGATGCCTTGGCAAGTTCCTCTCTCTGTTGCTTGTTCTCCAAGGTCAGCACTTGGTTCTTCTCGAACTGGTCAGCCCAAGCTCTTGCTGCTATAGCCGGATTGGTGAAATCGGGCAAAGATGGAACACTCTGCATTCTTACCTTTTTCTCAACCTCAATGAAGTACTTGCGAATCATCCTACCTTTCTCATTGTTCTCAATCATACACAACTCCTTCGCCATGTCTAAAGATAGGGCGTACTCCTTGCTTGGTCTGCCACCTTTTGAGTTTTTAAGATTTTCCTTAAAAACCTCATAGTCTTGATTTTCAACGAATCCGTACTTTTCAATACGCTCTTGAATCCAATTCGCAAATTGATACTTGCTACCCAACTTTTGGTGCAGCTCTCTTGCATTGATGGCTTGCTTACCATCACGTTCTTCTACCTTGATGAGTTCAAAGCCTTCAACCTTGATTTCATCACTCTGATTTACAAATGCTCCCAGCATGGGTGCATCATTCAAATTCTTTTCTAAAAAATCTTTCATTTCTTAATTTGTTAATAATTATATTTGGCTGTGGTGGAAACGAAAAGCCCCATCCGCTAATGTGGAAAGTGCGGACAGGGCTTGTGTCACTCATCCACTATTGTAGAGCGATGGACGGAATGACGACACTCCACGCTTGGAGTTATTCAAATAATATGCTTAATATAAATTATTAATTATCTCAAATATCAGTCAGTCGTGCGCTCTACTTCACAACCTTGTTATTTCGGTTGCAAAGTTAATGCTTTTCTCTTTAACTTGCAAACGCTTTAGTGTTTTATTTGAAACGTTAACGTTTGTTTTACTTCGGAAGACTTCTGCCCTCACCAGCACGACCAACTATTGCGGCACATTTCTGCACATTACTTCTTCTTTCCATTGCTCACGGAATTTAATTGTTAAACATCAAAGATAATGTGCAGTTGTTTCGGTGTGCCTCACGAAATCTATTACAAATCACACTCGTATGAGTATTGCTTTTTCAGCTTGTTCAATGCGTTCTCGGTAACGTAGTAGATGTTATCGAAATATTCGCTTTTCTTGATGCTTCGGCTTTCTTTCAGCTCTACCTTGTGATTGAATGTCACTTCGTAGCGGTTTGCGATGCTTGTAATCAAGAAATCAACCTCACGCTTATGTCTGTCCAGATCGGTCTCTTTATACTCACCACGCTTGATAAATGCGTCCTTGTTCGTCTCTTCGATGGTAGCAACCATGTTGCCTTGCATCACTATAATCTTTGCGCTCATATCTAGTTTCTTTTTAATCGTTAATAACCTTGTTAAGCAACTCTAATCAAGTTGTAGTTCTTGAATTGTCTCCATTCTCCCTTGACCTCATCCCAATACTTGGTGCAGTCCTTGCAAGCGTAACCCTTGCCGTTTGGAGTGTAGTCAATGTGACTATCCATCAATGTGCCGAAAGCCTGACGAATCTCACCATTCATTTTCTGAAAGTAGAACTCAACGACCTGCTTCTTCATGCGAGCCTTCAGCTTGATTACCTGCCAAGCTTGCTTCAAGCATTCTGTCCAACTCATGTAAGCACCCTTAAGCTGAAATGCTCTGTGAGCCATATTCATCACTTCTCTCATCATATTCTTAAATGTAGTAGCCATAATCTTTCAATTTTAAACGTTAAACTTAAATTACTTACTTTGCAAGTCCGATGCTCTCACGCAAGAAGCTCTTGGCCTCATCGTTGTTCATATTGAGCTTAGTTGTTATCATATTCAACATTCTATCAACGTCCTTTTGGGTGTTTATCCTGTTGCTTACGAACTCTATCATAACGAACTTCTGAATCAAGTTTCTTCTTATCATTGAAGTAGTCATATTGCTATACCGTTTTACGAGTGCCGACTCGGAGGTGCAACCTCAACTAAATGAATAATGTAATTGTGACCTTTGTTTCTTAATCACGATGCAAAGATACTAAGTTTTATCCTAACTACCAAATATTTTATTAAGTTTTACCTTAACTTTAACCTTTGATTGCTGATTTAATATACAAATTAAGATATGTTTGCATTGTTAGGTTAAAAACTTAGTTTTTCATAATAAGTTTGGCAGTTTGCGAAAATATGTGTATCTTTGCAACATCAATAAATAAAGTTAGAACTTAATATATAATAAGGTATGGATATACGAGGCATAATTAAACGAAAAGGCTTTACGCTAACGTATGTAGCTGATAGGCTGACTAACAAAAAAGGTGGTAAGGGAGTATCTTTGCCATCCTTGATACAAACTATTGATGGGAATCCAACTGTCGCCAGTCTTCAGGAGATAGCAAGCATTATAGGTGTAACGCTTGCAGAACTAGTTTCCGAAGCTGATTGTTCAGATTTCATCGCCCTAATAAAACAAGGTGGTGAGTTGTATTCCGCATCGTCCATCGCTGAGGCTAGGGTCGTGCTGGACAAGCTGGAAAGTGTTAAGTAACGTGGGGTGTTCCCCACAAAGTTCAATAATTAAAAGTTTGGATCATGAAGAAGAAATTGATTATTGCCATCATCGCAGTATTCGTTTTGCTAGGTGGCGGCATTGGTGGATATGTGTACCATTCCAACCAAGTTAAGGATGAAAAAATGGCTAATTACAAGAAGGCGTTGTCTGATTATCGCTTCAATAGCAATAGACTAATATATTCTTTGGATTTCGTAGCAACGGATTTTGTTATTAATTGGAACTCAGCCATAATGAATAAAAAGGCTATGAACGCAAAGAATGAAATAGTTCCTTGCTCTGATTTTGAAGATGCCGTTTCTTCTCGATATGCCTTCTATGATAAGTATGGTGCATATAAGATTTTGGATAGTGTGTATGTATCATTAGGAAAGCATTTGGAAAAGATGCGTGTAAATTCTAATGAAGACCAGCAAAAAATCGTGGAAAGCTGTAGTGATGAATACAAGGAGTTGAATAATGCTATTGTTCTTGTAAAAAAGCCTTATGGCGCATTGGTGCAATATTCTAAACAGAAAGGAGACTTGTTCTTTAAACTTTATGCTTTTGATAGCGAATTGGCTAAAGTTTCCCCATTGGAAGAAGATAAGGGCGATGAGAGAACAAAAGCAATGAATATGGAATTATACGGAACGCATTTGTTTGTTACGGCTGACTTTGACAAAGAACCGCAAAAGGCAAAAAAGCAAAGTTATACGTTTAGTAACATTTCAACAAATTGGGTTTATTTGAAATGAGATATAAATAAGGTGTAATTTTAAAAATAAGTTTCTAAAAGAAAATAATGTTTAATAGAATAAAGAAACACACTAAATAATTTGCGTGTTTTAGAAATTATGCTTACCTTTGCAAACGAAATCAGAAATGGTTTTGTAGCTTCCATATTGCATTCTCTACATTAGCGATATTGGTAGCTACGTTTATACATAAGGCAATAGCTTTATAAGCTAGAAGTCATTAAATGAAGTGCAGTGTACAACAGAAAAGTGGTGTGAAGTGTAGTGGAGTGCGGTGAAGTCTAGTGTAGTAGGGTAAAGTGCAGTATGGTATAGTAAAGTATAGTACAGTATAGTGAGCCATCCTTCGGGGTGGCTCTTTTTGGTTAATTGTGGTTAATATAGCAAAAATGTTACCATAAAATTTGGCTATATAACAAAAAAGTTATATCTTTGCAATGTCTTAAGGACAAAAGAGTTCTTGTAACAATGAAGAAAAGCGAATTGATTAAGAGACTGAGAGAAGCGGGATGCTTCCTGTCTCGACAAGGTTCGGGACATGAAAAATGGACTAATCCTAAAACGGGAAAGTCTCAATTCGTGCCAAGACACGCTAGAGAGGTCGCCACAGGCACCGCTCATAGTATTCTAAGAGAATTGGTTGGGGAGTAATCCCCACCTTTCTCTCTTCATTGCTTAAAGGACTCTTTTTTTTGTTAAGAAGATAAACGAATATATATATGAAGAAGATTAAAGTTATTGTAGAACAAGCCAAGGATGGGTCTTTTTGGTGTCATACCGAAGATGGAATAGGTAAGGTTGGCTTAAACTCTTGTGGAGAAACTGTTGCCGCTGCGAAGCAAGATTTAATGGATTGTTTGGCGTTGGCAAAAGTGGATGCAAAAGAGAATGGAGAAGTGTTTCCTGACGTTGAATTTGAATACAAGTATGACTTGCAATCTTTCTTTAATTATTTCTCTTTCCTCAATGTGTCAGAGATTGCAAAACGAGCAGGTGTCAATCCTTCATTGATGCGTCAGTATAGTAAAGGCATAAAGCAAGCTGGCGAGAAAACTTATGAACGTTTGGCGCATTGCATGAATGAAATAAAAAAAGATTTGGTAGCCGCTACCTTTTAGGCGTGTGGCTTCATTGTTGCAATAGATAAAGAACTCAGAGCCTTCTGCATGTGAATGTGGAAGGCTCTTTTTTTGTACCCAACCTTAATCTTTGCACTTAAATTTTTTGTGAAATAGCACACATTAATTCTTTCGTTATTCCTTTGAATATTAGCTAATTTTGCCAATAAAACATAAAATATGGCAGAATTAAGATTCGATGTCAAAGCGAATTTCGAGGAGGTTACGAAACTTCGTTCCGAGTGTGAAAAGTTGAGGGCTGAGTTGTTGAAGACCAATAAGTCAACCGACCCAGCTATTGTTGCGGATTTGACGGAAAAATATGCGGATGCTAGCAATCGCTTAAAGGACTTGACACAAGCTGCTTCAAGAGCCGCTTACGTGATGTCTTCCGAGTTTAATAAGAAGATGCAAGCAGCCGCAAGGGAAGTTTATAGCTATGAACTTCAAATGCAAGCTACCAAAGACCGAATAGAGAAAATCCAACAGCAAATCACGAACAAGAGATTAACTCTTGGAGTTACAACGGATAAGTCATCCATAGATTCTTTACAGAAGAATATTGACTATTTAAAAGGCTCTTTGGCAGGTCAAACAGCTCAGTTGAAGAACTTAGAAGGGGGTGCTGTCGGTGCTCGTCAGACCTTGGAGAATATGCGGAATGAGTATGTTTTGTATGCAGGTTCAGCAAATCCGGCAAAAGAGGCAACAAATATGTTGACCGATAGCATGAGCCAAATGATAGAACGTATGAAGTCAGCTCCGACTGCTGGAGAAGGAATGACTAGTTTGTTCCAAAGAGTTACTGGCGATGCTCACATGCTTTCGGCAACATTACTTGGTGGCTTAGGATTTGAACAACTGGCAGGTAGTATCTTTAATACTCGTTCCCAATTCCAGCAACTTGAAATATCTTTCAATACCATGCTTGGTAGTGCGGATAAGTCTAAGCAATTGATGGACGAACTTATCCAAACGGCAGCTCATACACCTTTCGATATGTCCAGCATTACGGGTGGCGCAAAACAACTTTTGGCATACGGAACGGAAGCGAAAGATGTTAACAAAACCCTTGTCCAGCTTGGTGACATTGCTTCGGGCTTGAACATTCCGCTTGGAGACCTTGTTTATCTTTATGGAACGACCGTTTCGCAAGGAAGAATGTTCACAATGGATTTGCGTCAGTTCATGGGTAGAGGTGTCCCATTAGCAGAAGAATTGGGTAAAATCTTACACCAAAACACAACGGAGGTTCAAGAGTCTGTTTCCAAGGGTAAAGTGACATCAGACATCTTCAAGGAAGCTATCGCCAACATGACGCAAGCAGGTGGACGCTTCGGAGGCTTGATGGAGCAACAATCAAAGACGTTGGAGGGTCAGTGGAGTAACATTGGCGATTCCATCCAGCAAGCGTTCAACGAAATCGGCAAAAAATCCGAGGGCGTGTTCTCTAGTGGATTGTCAATTATTTCTGCTATGGTAGAGAATTGGCAAGAGGTAATAAAAGTTATTGGTGTAGCTACAATAGCTGTTGGTTCTTATCGTGCATCGTTAATGGCGGCTGCTTCTATTCGCAAAGCTGAGGAAGCGCAACAAGCCGATGATATGATGAAGGGAATTGATGCAGAAATCAAGCGTTTGCAAGACCTAGAGAACTCAAACTACAAGTCGCTGGGTAAGGACAAAAAGCAAGAGCGAGTAAGCAAACAACAAGACTTGGCAAGTATTGTTGGAGATACTGCTGTGTCCGATGACTTTGTAAAGGCAAGGTTAGATGCAGCCGAGCAAGAGGGCGTTATTTCGGCACAAATGCGTTCCCAACTAGAGACGAAACGTGAACTTTTACAGGCTCAGCAACAAGCAACAGCACAAAGCCAGATAGAACTTGATGAAGAAAAAAGAAAGACCGAGGAACTTCGTCAACAAAAAATAGAGTCTCTTAAAGATGATTTGAAGACTACTACGGAGAAAATATCAAATCTTGATGATAGGGATGTAGAGTTGGCTAGACAATATACATCAGCTTTGAATGATTTACAAGATGCCCAAGATGCATTTGCTGAGGCTCAAAAATTGGTTGAGGAAACTGCTGGTGGCGCAAACTTGGCTTTTGATGCAGAGGGTAATGCCGTGAATGCGCTAGAAGCAAAAGAACGTTTGGAAACGGCAACAAAACAAGTGAATGCTGCTCAAACAAAGATTTCGACCATTGAAAGCGAACGTAAGACGATTGCTCAAACAAAGGAGAATTTAAGTAAGCAACAGGCTACGATACAAAATAATATAAATACCATTTCTCAAACTTCTAATACCACTGCCAAGAAAGCCGGAATATTGGCGACAACAACAGCCACTATCAAAAATGCGCTTTATGCAGCAGGTACAAAGTATACGACTACGGTTGTCAATCTTTTTTCAAGTGCGGTAAGAAGTAGCGAAAAGGCTTTAAAAAGTATGTGGGCGGCAATGGCTGCTAATCCGATAGGTGCATTGATAACATTGGGAACAACTTTGTATTCCGTATTTTCTATGTTTGGAGACGAGACTGAAGAAATATCGGCAGATACAACACATTTTGGGGAAACAACAAGTTTGACCAGTAAAAAGGTTGAAACATTGATGAATGTGTTAAGAAATACAAATGAAAGTACTGATGCGCATAAAAAAGCAAAAGATGAACTTATTGAGGTATATGAACAATATGGAATAAAATGCGACAATGAAAAGGATAATTTGGAAACGTTGAAAAATAAGCATGACGCTTTTATTGCTTCTTTACAATTAGAAAATGCTGAACGAGAAAAAGCTAACGCTTTGATGTCTATATCTTCTCAATATGAGGAAGCAAGGAAAAACCTAGATAAGGATTTTTCTGATTCACTAGGTGGTAGTTGGCTTGATTTCGGACAACATATTGATAAAGAAGACATATCAGCTGTACAGATGATGTTTAATTCCCTTGTTTCTGATGATGTGTTGACTAAGATAGACTCTTTAAGGCAGAAAATGGATTCCGCAAAGAAAGGAACATTGGAATATGCTAATGCTGCACAAGAATACGATGCTGCTCTTCGCAACTTGTTAGTTCCTTTTGAGGAATGGGGTAAGAAGATGGGGTACAATAGTTTCGTGATGGCAAGTTTGCGAAGTTCGATATTAAAGCATATAGATAGTATAAACTCTTTGAATGAAAGTTACAAAAAGGCAGAGGACGCAATATATAAAGGAAGCACAGCAACTGTTGATTGGAATAACTCCCAAGCAAAGGCTCGTTGGATAGTTAACAAGAACAAGCAATCAATCCAAGAATTGGTAGAGCAAACTGATAATCTTATCAATTTATGGAATAAAGAATACGGGTTGAATTTAAAAATTCATTATGATGATTCGGAAATTCCAAATTGGATGAAATCTATGACAACGAAGGAGTTGCGAAATTTAATTTCAAGGAGAGAGGCGGATATTTTACAACAGGAAAATCACGAAAAGAAAACTGGGCATAAGTTGGTAACACGTTCAGGAGGTAAGTTTAGGTCAAGAACGGAAAACCAAACGGATGTCGCAATGGCGAAATCTATAATTCAATCACGTACACCAAAGAGTAGTACAACAACAAAATCAAATACAACCCATACTACTCCAAAGAAAACAGGTACAACGGATGACCCACAAGCAAGAGCGTATGAACGCAAGAAGGCTGAGGAGGACTATTCCAAGTCTATTTCATCCTATTCGGAGAAAGCTATCCAAGACATGACCAAGAACCGCATCAATGCGATGAATGAGGGTTATAGCAAGGAATTGGCTCAGATAACGGAGAATGCCGACAAGGAGAGAAAGGCGGTAGAAGATGGTATAGACAAATTGGTTGAGGCTAGGAAAAAACGTGACCAAGCTGTTTGGGTTAATTCTGGCAAGGGTCGTAAGGCTAATATGTGGAAACAGAGCAAAACCGATGAAGAGTATAAGAATGAGGTTTTGAATGAAACCATGAAGGATAGCAAGGGTAATCCGGTTAAGGTTAATGGCATGGAGATGACCATAGGCATGAGCGTTGCTAATCAGATGAATGCAATTCGGGATAAGGCGGTAAAGCAGAATGAGGATGTGCTTGCTAAAGAAGCGCAAAGCATGTACGATTATCTGAAGACTTATGGTACATTCCAGGAGCAGAAGTTAGCTATTGCTGCCGATTATGCTAAGAGGATTAGCGAGGTTGAAAACTCTACGGATTCGGACTCAAGCAAGCAATGGAAGATAAAGTCTTTGAAAGAAGAGCAGAAGAAAGAGACGGATTCGGTAGAGGCTAGTGCTATTATGCAGAAAATAGACTGGTATCAAGTCTTCGGAAATGTTGGTGGCATTATGAAGGATGCGCTTGTTCCTTTATTAGCAGATCTGGATAAGTTCGTAGGTACGGATAAGTTCCAAAATTTGGGTGCAGACCAGCAGAAGAGTATCGTTGATGCTATGCAGAATATCCGTAATTCGATTGGTAATACAAGTGATTTGGGTTGGAAAGACCTTGCAAGGGACGTTGTAGCTTATCAGGAGGCTCTGAAGAATGCGAAAATTGCACAAGAGGAATATACGGAAACGGAAACCGAGCTTATACCTCGAATTAAGGATTTGCAAAATCAGATAGCGAATGCGAAAAAATCGGGCAATGTCGCAGAGCAAGCTAGATTGCAAAATGATTTGAATAAAGTTCAAGGTCAGTTAGCGGAGTCCGGCAAGAAGATAGTTACGGCTAACACAAAGGTTCGTTCAAGTGGTCAGAAGTTGGCACAAACCACACAGAATGTAACGCAACCGATTTCTGCTATCCATGAGTTCCTTTCTACTTCTGGACTATCCGATTTGGCATCTCTTTGGGATAGTTTTGACCAACTTAAAGGTGGAATTGACGGATTGAAAGCTTTAAAGGAGGCTAAAAATGCGGCTGACGGACTGAAGGATATGGGTAAGGAAGCCGCAGACGCAGCCGCAGCCGCTGGCAAAAAAGCTGGTGATGCACTAAGTGAAGGATTGTCAAAAGCTGGACTAATAGGTCAAATCGTATCTGCCATCTTGAAGATACTTGATGTTTTGAAAGATGGTATTGGAACATTGATTAGTAGCTTGATTGATACAGTTCTGAATGCGGTCAACGGCATATTAAAGAATATTCTAAGTGGCGATTTTATAACTCAGATTGGAGGGTCTTTGGTAAGCGGCATTGGTAATATTCTCAATACAATATCGTTTGGTGGATTCAATAGTTTGTTTGGAGTAGGTGGAAACGCAAAAGAAGTAAACCGGACTATAGACAAATTGACGGCTAGGAATGAAATCTTGACGGATGCAATAGACAGATTACGTGACTCTATAGACAAGACTAGTGGTATCAAAGCCGTAGAAGACTCAGAAAAAGCTGAAAAACTTCAAAAGGAAAAAGAGCAAAACCTAAAGGACATCATGGTGGCGCAAATGGGTTATCATGGCTCTCATGGAAGTTTTAACCGTTATTTCCGAGGATTTTCGCAAGAGCAAATCAATAAGGTGTCTGAAGCGATAGGTAGACAATGGAATGGAAACCTAAGCGACATACGGTCTGCTGATGAAGCTAATGCGTTGTTGCAAAATCCTGATATTGTTAACAAGATTCAGAACACTGGTAAGGGAAATTATGGAGGAAGAGTCCTCGAAAAGTTGAAAGATTATGCGGCTGAGGCAGGAACATTAGAGGATATTGCTGATGACCTAGCAGAAAGCTTGACGCAAATATCTTTTGATAGTTTGAAGAGCGAGTTCATAGATACTTTGATGGATATGAATTCCTCTGCTCAGGACTTCTCTGATAATTTCTCCAAGATGCTTATGCAAGCCGTTCTGAAAGCTAAGGTAGATGATTTGTTGGGTAATGATATGCAAGCATTCTATGATGAGTGGACGGAGCGAGCTAAGGCAAATGGTGGTAAATTGTCTCAGACGGATATTAATGAATTGAAGGGAAGGTACGATGAAATGGTTCAAGAAGGACTGAAGATTAGAGATGAAGTAGCCGAAATCACGGGTTACAAGCAGTCTTATGAGCAGTCTGCGTCTTCCGGTTCTTTTGAATCAATGAGCCAAGATACAGGCGATGAGTTGAATGGTCGTTTTACAGCGGTACAGATTGCCACAGAAGGAACGTATGAGGAAACAAAGCTCATAAATACCAAGTTGGATGCTATTGCGGCTCGTGAAGGTGGCGCAGAGGGTAGCTTACTAACTGCTAGCGTGAATACTATAATGGGTAATGTAGGTAACATTTGGTTAGCTGTTGATGAGGGTAGGACTATCCTTGCACAAAGCTTAATGTACTTGCAGTCGATTGATGAGCGACAAGAGCGTTGGCATAAGCCTATGTTGCAAGCATTCAATGATATACACGAATTGAAAGATAAGATGAGTAGATTGTAAACTTAATTTGTGCCATGTTAAAGTAAGAGGGGAATGCGTGATGCACTCTCCTCTTTTTGGGGGTGAAAGTTTTTGTTTTTCACAATATAGATAAGTGTTGTTAAACTGAGTGTTAATTTTTGGTAGAGTGGAAAATAATAGTTATCTTTGTGGTCGAATTTCAAAACTTATAAGGACATGAAGATATTAGAACCGAGATATGAAATCCTATCCCAAGGTGAGGGCATGGATGGAGTTTATAAACAGATAGAGTTGTGCGGTCGTACATGTTATGCGTCAAGTATGAAGATTGATAAAGAAAGCGCAAAGCCTTTCGTTGAGCGTATGGTAAGCAGTAATCATCTTGCCATGTGTGAGCATGGAACGATTTACCTCCATGTTGCCTATGAAGAAGGATTTTTTGTACCGGAGTCTTTATTGGTCAAGCACTATCGTGAGAACAAATATTCAAAGGTGATGAAGATTGGCAGTGACTACTATATCACAACCAACTACAGAGTGATAGTTGAAAATAACTGGTTTGAGGATTTGGACTATATTTGCGAGCCTACGGAATGGCATGAGAAGCGAATAACAGTCCGTTTTACTACTCAGATTGCGGTAAGTAGAGAGGCTAACAGACATCGTGTAGATTCCGTAGCGGAACAAAGCACCCGATATTGCAACTATAGTAAAGATAAGTTCGGAGGCGAGATTGCTATCAACAAGCCAAAGTGGGTTAGCGAAAATGATGCGGTTAATCCATTGTCTTTTGATGGTGGAACATTTGTTGACCTATCAAAGAACATCGGTAGTTATGAACATTGGAGTCCGGTAGAAAAATGGTGGTTTGCAAATAGAGTATGCGAAATGATGTATTTGTCTTTGGTCAAGGATGATGGTCTTAAGCCACAGGATGCGAGAACAATACTTCCTCTTGATACCAACACGGAGTTGATTCATACCGCATTTGTGAGCGATTGGAAGCATTTCTTCGAGCTGAGAAGCCTTGGTACGACCGGAAAGCCTCATCCAGATATTGAGGTTTTGGCAACACCATTGATGAATGAGTTCAAGGAACGAGGTTTGATTTAAACGTTTATGAAGAAGAAAGCCAAGCAAATAGCCAAGGTGATGAGCAATGATTCTTTGGAGGTTGTTGCTCATATGATTGCTGATGAGGCAAAAGGTGTGCGCTACGAGGTGTATGCCGATGGTTCTAGTAAGAAAGAAAAGTGTGGTTGTGGCTGGCTTGTGCTTCATAAGGGAGTTATTATCAAAAGTGGGAAATATACTTTTATCACAGCTAAAGTGAACGATTCGGTGAGAGCCGAAATAAGGGCGGTTATTCATGCATTGGGTGATTGCCCTCTTTCATGTTCTGTTGATGTATATGTGGATTGCCAAGTAGCTATAGAGAGAATACAGGCATGCAAGTTAGGAGATTTGCAACCTATATATAATAAGGTAGCGAAAGACAAGACGATAAGATACCATTGGGTAAAGGCTCATAGAGGTAATATGTATAACGAAATGGTGGATTCTTTGGCTTTTTCTGCTACAGAAAGTTAATTTTGTATCTAAGCGTATAATAAGCGTTAAAAGATAAAAGAAATACATTAAATAATTTGCACATTTCAAATATTCTTTGTATCTTTGCATTGTAATTAAGAAACAAGGTTACTAATTTTAAAAAGGTGAGACACACCTTAAAAACTGTGATTCGTTATGAATACTAGATTGAGTAAGAAAGAAACAATGGTTTATGGCAATATCGAAGTGATGGCTGATGTAATTGGGGGTAACAAGTACTTTACATTTGCTGAGTTGTATGATTTCGATTTGGATAATACCAAGGATGAGTTGAAAGAAATCTTAAACTCTTTGACAGAGAAAGGCTACTTGAAGAGTTTTCACGATTTCTACGAAACTTATCGAGTTTTAAAGTAAGAACAATAAAGGGGATATAAATCCCCTTACAATATAAATTAGAGCGTGAGACACACGTAAAACTGTATTGAAACAATGAAAAAGGTATTCACAATTGAGAATGCATTAGCATTTTTGTTTGCTCTTGAAATAGTATCATTAATATTTTTTCTAGGATAGGGCTTATGCAGATTAAGTTTGGTAAGATAAAGTTTACTGCGGCTAAGTCCGAAAAAGGATGCCGCTTTGATGCTTGCTACAAAGGGGAGCATGTGGCTTTTGAGAGTGAAGACATGTCTTTGTATGATGATGTTTTTTCTGATAATAACAGAAGAGCAAAGGCTGCAAAGAGGGTGGTTTACGAGAACATTAAACACAAGTATTATGAGACCCATAGAGATTAGCGATTTCAAAGCTGCCGATGAATTTGTAGTTGAGGCAATGATGCAAGATGGCAAATTCAAGGTTATCGGCAAGGTTATTATTGATAATAATCTTCTGAATGATGATGATTTGGAAACCATCTGGGATTATGCCAACTGGGAGACGAATGGCTATGAAAAGATGGTTGTCTCTAATGGAGTGTACAAAGGCTTAAATGCATTTAGTGATGGTCGAATGTTCTATGTAATTACGGATGATGAGGTCGGAGTGGTAAACGACAATATCATGATACGTAAGCATTACGATGTCAACAATGGCTATTATATAAAGTCATCAAGGTTACACAAGGAGCAATCCAAGGATTTGTGGTGCTTTGGTAGTTGCGAGACCATAACTAACGAATATAAGTCAAACCCTTTTATATGTGGTAAGTGATGGCAAAAAAGATTAATCATATTAAACCTTCCTTCATTGAAGGCGGTGAAGTCTGGCATGATATTGATAAGTTCCCGATGCTAGACCATACAATTCTAGTAGAGTTGCTGGAAAAAGGCTCTGACGTATTGATTTACCAGACGCAAAATGTATGTATTGAGCGTGTGGATAGGTTCATACCTACGAAGTCTTTTGTTCCGAAGCGTTGGGCGTATGCGATAGACTTAGCTCAATGCAAGCAACTTGAAGGATGAAAACAAAATACAAAACTAAGAATAAGCATATGGAAGAATCAAGAGGTGTTTACACATTACCAGTCTTGTATAATGAGCAAAGTGGTACAAACGAAGGTGTATGTGTAAGAAAAGAACTTGGAGTAGTTGTTGCAATCGACAATGAAGATGAGTTTAAAGGTGTTTTTTCAAAGGATGGTGAGGTTGATGTATTCAAGCAGTTACTATCACAAGAAGTGTATCGTTACTATACAGAGCACAACGCATTCCCTACTGGGCCTTTGGTTTCTTACAAGATGGATGGCGACATCATCTTTGATTACGTTGAAGTAACTATTGGAAAAATGTATGGCGGTTATGTTTATGTTGTTCATTACAACTTTGCAAGCACCGCATCATGATAAACAAGATTGATTATGACAGTAGTAAGAGATAGAATTAAAATTGCAGCTCAGATTGAAGTCTTGGAGGACATTGCTATTGACTATAGGGGAAAGACAATAGACAATATCATTCAACAGCTAGAAGCAAGGTTGAGTGCGTTGAAGTAAGTTCAAATTTTTGAAGTTGAAAGACTATGAGTGGTGGACGTTTTGATTATGCTCAGTATAGGATTGCTGACATATACACAAAGATAGAAGATTATGTTGATGGTCATCCATTGGATGAGGAAGATGAAAGATGCTTTCTCGAAGACCGATGGCTAGAGGAGGAAGAAGACAAGTATGTTAGAAAGCATCATCATACGATGCCTAACAGATATGGCTTATCTAAAGAGACTATCAAGGAATTCAAGAAGGGTATTGAGCTTCTGAAGAAGGCTCAGGTTTATGCCCAAAGAATAGACTGGCTTCTTTCCGGTGATGATGGAGAAGATAATTTCCATCTACGTTTGAAAGAGGATTTGGCAAATCTTAAAAGTAAGAAAGGATAGATTATGAGTTGGAATTATCGTTTAGATACACCTATGATGCAATTAGCTGAAGAGGTGAATAAGAAATATGATACCGATGCTGGTAAGATGCTTCTTTGCACTTATCTCTTTATGGTATCAAGTGAAGAGGTCAAGGACAAGCAAGCTTTCTTTGATTGGGTAGAAGAATTGAGTAAGTCTAGCAAGTGTGATGCGGTAAGGGAGTACGTGGAAATCAAGGACAAAGCCGATTGGCTGCATGGTGGATTCTGTAAGCCGATTTACCGCCACTACAAGGGTAATTTCTATGAGTATCTTGGAGAGGTTACTGATAGCGAGACTTCTGAGGTAAAGGTTGCGTATCAAGCAGTGTGCGGACAGCATGAAGTTTGGGTGCGACCAAAGGAAATGTTCTTTGGTAATGTTGAGGTAGATGGTAAGCTAGTTCCTCGATTTGAGAAGGTAGATTTAAAAGACTTAGAGAAACAAGCCGAGATCAATGGACAGAAGAAAGATTAAGAGTTTGCTAGGTCTAGCAATCTTGCGAGTGAATGAAGTCGTACCGGATTTCGAAGACTTGAATAAGGTTCTTCCTTTGCTTAGACAGGCAATTGATGAATTAGATAAGTCTGATTCGGGTTCAGTTTAAAAAGGGTGGAAAATGGCAAATAAGCAGACGATAAAACCAAAGGTAGTTCCTTTTGAGATAGCCAAGCTTCTGAAGGAGGTTGGCTACGATGAGAAGATAGCCGAATTTTGGGCTTATGCTAGTCCTTGGACAGCAAAGGGTGGTATTCGTAAGGGTGGAAAATATAATGAGCATTACGGCAGTTATATCGCTTATTCAAATTCCGAGTGGGAGAAATCCAATATTGAGTTTTCTGCTGCCTTAAAGTTGAATAGTAAGCATCCGGCAATATCCGCTCCAAGCTATGATATGGTGTTAGATTGGCTTTTAGAGCATTTCGGTTACTGCATTTGTGTTGCAAACATTTCGAAAGGTAAGTTCTGTTGGCAAACTACATCATGGTGTGTAGAGGAAGGCTTGTGTCATACGGATGGTAAGGAATATTCCAGTAGATACAAGGCAATGGATGCCGCTTTCAAGAGTATCTTAAAGGCTCGCATTGAGAATAAAGATAACGAGGTAATCAAAAGACTTTTGGAGGAAATACAAGATGGAAAGAATTTATGATACTTTTGTACACGCAATAATGATGAAGTTAGAAGCTCGTTTATGTACTGAACTCGAATGTGTTTATAAGAATATAACAAACAAGATTGTTGAGAAGAAAGGTAAACTTACCAACGAAGACGTAATTGAGTTTCAGAAAAAACAACAAGAAGTGTACGACAGGAATGCTGCTATTCGTGAAGAGGTTACTGACATTAAAGATTCCAAGAAATGTATCTTAACTAAAGAAGCATGTGAAGAGTTAATAAAGCGACTTTGCGTGATTAATATAAAAGAAGATGAACAAGCAAAGAATGATAGAGTGGATAGCCACTTGTGATACAGGTGTCTCTTCAATGACTATGTGGAGTGCATTGATGGGGGTAAAACGAAAGAAAGATTTGGATATTCCTAAAGACAATAGTGACTTCCGTAGATGCTATGATATGGTAGAATACGGACACGTAACCTTGGATGAGCTACAAGTTGTAAAGAAGCAATATCCTTGGTTTGCTCCTGTTGTTGACAATTGGAAGGAATTGTCTCTTTTGTTTGAGGAAGAGTTGGACAAACGTTTGTATATACGAATCCGTCAGCTTTGCAAAGAGTCAGATGCTATCCGGTATGAGGTAAAGGGAGGACTTTATTATGAAAGGGGTTTTTGGTATAATGTTTAATTATTTAAAAGATAGAAAGAATGAATAAAGACAAATTAAAGGTCAGCTTTGAGATTGACCGCTACAAGGTAATTGGTATGCTTTCACGTAATTGTGAGAATGCTGAAGAGTACAACGAGATTATGGATATTCTTGAAGGCAAGAATGAGTTTGTGCGTGATGCGAATGGTAACGAGGAACTTGCAAGCCGCATTTGCAATTATGCTTTAGACTCTATCTTGGTTGAGAATCCAGATTTGGCTCTCCGTAAGCGTTTGGATAAGGAACAGAAAGGCGATGATGCTCCTGATGGAATTTCAAATGTTATCGAAATCAAAGGTGATGACGCAAAGAAACTTGTAGAAACTCTTTGTGGCATTCTCTACAAGGGTAAGTGATGTAAAATTCATCAAAAGAATATAAATAAACACTAAAACACTTGCAAGTATAAGAAAAAATGCTTATCTTTGCATCGTGTTTGAAACAGATGGCCTTCTGAGAGGTCGCTTCTACCATAAGTCAAGACTTAGGAGTTTACGGCATGGTTTCCACATTACCCAGTCCAGCTAGACTATAACAAGCAACTCTTATTAGGGTGAGAGACCCTAGTTGCTGCATTAGACAAGTGGTTAAGTCGCCAGCTTTTCACGCTGGTATTCAAAGGTTCGAATCCTTTATGCAGTACATACAAAATTGCCCTATGGTGTAATGGCAACACTACAGTTTTTGGTTCTGTCATTAGTGGTTCGAATCCGCTTGGGGCAACAAGGTGGAATTGGTATATGTTCCACAAAAGGTGCGATATTCAAGCGGTTAAAGAAGATAGACTGTAAATCTATTCCCATTGTGGGTTCGGTGAGTTCAAATCTCCCTTGCACCACGAGAACTTTTGTCATAATACGAGGAATGTAGCTCAGTAGTAGAGCACTTGGCTTGGTAACTAAGGGGGCGTTGGTGCAAATCCAATCATTCCTTTACGCTTTTGTAGCTCAGTGGCAGAGCATAGGATTTTTAATCCTAGGGTCGAAGGTTCGAATCCTTCCGTTGGCACAATGATACACAAGAAGAGAGTCGTGATGTTTGTTCTGTTGGAATCTCGGACATCTGTCAACGGGTAACGTAGGAAGCAGATGGAGTGAATAAAGTTGTGAATAAGCTTATGAACTAGGGGAACAAGCGGAATGGCTCTCTTTTGCGCTTCATTTGATGGTTTAACGAAAAATTGAAGAATATGAAAAGTCCGTTAAGAATGGCAGTTGCTTTAGAAAAGAACAACAAGGTATATCCAAAAGATGTACGGAAGTTCTTGCTGGGATTGTACGCCACGCTGCATTTGACAGATAACGCAACGGCTAAAGATATGGAAAAGCTGGTATATTATGCTTTTCGGAATGGTTACCTACTAGGTGTTAAGTCTGAAGGAGGTGATGACCAAAAAGCGTATGACAGACTACCGGATTTGGGAGTAGAAGAAGATATTGGTGATGATTTAAAAAGATAGTCGATAAAAATTGGTAATTAGTTAGTAAAGTTTTTTAGGCTTTGGTGTGTGAACATCGAAGCCTTTTACATATATAATAAGGTAAAATAAAAGCTGAAATGTTAACAAGACCCACATATCAGTTACGAAAGGTTAAAATACGAAAGAAAAACATTAAAAAACTTGCATGTTTCAAAACTTATTCGTATCTTTGCATCGTCAATCAAGATAAGTTGGTTGATTTGCCGAGTGACAAGTTTCACTCAATAAGGTGAGAGCGACACCAAGGGGTAAGACCCGAAACAACTAGCACAATTGATTATGTCTAAGCAGACTGGTTTTTCATTCGCAAGTTCAAAGAAGTCATTAATCGAGACTATTGACGAAATCAAGAAGTCAAAGATGCCTCGCAACGAAAAGATTGTTGCATTGAAGGCTTGCGGTCTTCGTGAGAAAGAAATCTCCGATATGTTGAAGGTTTGTGTGCCAAGCGGTTCAACTTCAACGAGATTCGTTTATACATTCGGTGTTGAGATAGAATGTGTTCATGCCGAGCGCAATGCCTTGATAGAGGCAGGTCGTCAGAATGGTGTTGATATTCATTCTGAGGGCTATAACCACACCGACAACAAGAGTTATTTCAAGATTGTTAGTGATTCTTCAGTTGGTGGTGATATAGACCCTAACGAGGTTGTAAGTCCGGTATTGAATGGCAATACAAATGGTATGGCAACCTTAAAGAAGGCTATCAAGTCTTTGGATGCCGTAGGTGCAAGAGTAAATTCTACTTGTGGTCTTCACGTTCATATTGGTGCAGCAAAGTTGACAGGTGAGCAGTATGTTAACGTCTTCAAGAATTATCAGAAACTTGAAAGATTGATTGATAGTTTTATGGCTCCTTCACGAAGAGGTAATTGCCGTTGGGCAGCCAGCTTGCTTGACAAAGATTTCTCTAATTGCCGTGGCAATTACGATATTAGACGTACTGTATTTCATGGAGACAGATATTACAAGGTCAATGCAGAGAGTTTTGCACGTCACAAGACTATCGAATTTCGTCAGCATCAAGGTTCAACCAATTACAAAAAGATTGAAATGTGGGTTAAGTTCTGCGCAAAACTTGTCGGTTGGTCTCGCAATAATGTCTTTGCTAGTGAGGTTATGAATATCGAAGATATACCTTTCTTGAATAAAGAAGAGAAGGCTTTCTTCCAGAGTCGTAAGGATGCATTTGCAACCAATAACGATTAATTAATGTAGTCCTAGGGTAAAAGCCCTAGGACACAAAGAAATCAAAGTATTATTAAGAAAAAGAAAGGGTAAAGATATGTGTGTTATTATTGTATGTCCGAAAGGTGTTGCTTTGCCATCTGTAGATGAGCTAAAGGCTGCGTATATGAGAAATCCAGATGGTTGCGGTTTTGTGAGCGAGTCTGACCATTACAAGAGTTTGCATTTCTCTACATTTATCCGTAGATTGATGAAGCGAGATATAAATGAGAATGTAATCATACATTTCAGATTTGCTACACATGGTTCTGTCTGTGTCAAGAATTGCCATCCATTCTACAAGGCAGGTTATTGGTTCGCACATAATGGAGTGCTCCCGATTTGCTCCGAGCATGATAAAACAGATAGTCAAATTTGTTTTGAACGTTTCATTTATCCTACTATCAAGAAATATGGTTGGGGTTCTGATGAACATATGAAAGAAATGAACAAATGGACAGCTCATGGTTCTAAGTTTGCAATGTTGCATAATGGTGAGATTGTGAAGTCCGGTAAATTCATAGAGCGTGATGGGCGGTTCTATTCTAATTTGAATCATTTGGGTTATATGAGAAATGTTATAAACTTTTAGAAGATTAATGTTTAGGTTCTTTTTATTCGACAAGCGTCAGATGTCCGTGAGGATATTTGGCGTTTTTTTTGTTATATAAGGAGTTCTGTTTTGTGTAGCTATTAATTATTCGTTTATGTGATGAAATAGCCTTAAATCGCTTAGAAATGCCGTTATTACTCACTTTTGCTTAAAAGTGAGATACTTGCAAATGATTTAGTGCATTTATTATTCTTTTCGTATTATCTTTGCACTAGTTTTAACAAATATATCGAAAGAATGAAAGATAAAATTTTCCAGTTACTAAAACAAGAGTATAAGTCTCTTGGGTTAGGTGATGAAGTTCTTCAGGCACATGCCGAAATGCTTGATAAGATGGGGCTTGTTACTGATGACAACATCGAGACAGTGGTTGCTAGTCAAAAGAGTTTTTTGGAGTCCTTGCAAAAGGACAATGACCGCAGAGTTACCGATGCCAAGAAAAAGTTCGAGGAGGCACAGAAGGCTAAAGAAGATGCTGAACGCAAGGCTGCTGAAGAAGAAGCCAAGAAGAAAGCTGACGAAGAAGCCAAGAAAGCCGCTGAAGAAGCCGAAAAGAAACGCTTGGAGGAATTGGCAAAGAAAAACGAAATGCCGGATTATCTCAAAAAATACTTTGAAGAGCAAGCAGCAGAGAAGAAAGCTTCAGATGAAGCAAGAACCAAGGAACGTGAAGAGTTCAAGAAACTCGTTGAGACCTTGACTCAGAAGAACACAGACCAAGCCAAGACTTACAACGAACAGATGGAGACGCAAAGCAAGACCATTAAGGAATTGCAAGAAACTATCCAAAAGCAAGCTGAGGAGGCTAAGGCTAAGGAAGAGGCTGCTGCGAAGGCAAAGGCAAAGGCAGACCACGATGCGAAGATTTTATCAAAGGCTAAGGAGTTGGGCATTCCCGAAAGTCGTATCAACGAGGGTTTCACCTTGAGCGATGATGCTACAGATGAAGCTATCGAAACATACCTCTCCAAGGTAGCGAACAACTACAAGGCGTTGCAACAACCACAATTCGGGGGCAGCTATCGTGCTAGCGAGGGCGAGCCAACAAAGGAGGACGTTGACAATGTAGCCGCATCATTAGTTCAGTCACTTTAAAAATTGAAAAACATGAATCAGGAATTGAAGACTACAAAAAAGCAAATTGTCTTTGGTGAGGATTCCGTCATTATCCAGAAATGGGAAGGCGACATCAAGGGCGGTCGTGCTTTGGATTGGACAGGCGTAAAAGATGAAGTTATTTACGCAGGTCGTGTTATCGTGACAGATGGTAAGGGAACTTACAAGCCATTGCCTATTGAAACAGACAATTATAAGGCTTTGGGTACTGCCAGTGACCCATTGGAGCATTACAAGTATGCGGGTGTTCTCTATCGTTCCATTCTGAACGGTGAGCCAGCGGCAATTATGACTGCTGGACAAGTTAACAAGGTAGCAGCTAAGGCTGCAAATGGTGCAGACTTTCCGGATGCGTTCCTTACAGCTATGCCAAAGATTGCTTTGGTTAGCGATGAGGATGCAAACAAGTTCGATGAGTCTGATGCAACAATGGACAAAGACTAAAAGAAGGAGGATAACAGATGGAAAAATCACTTTATTTTCAGTTGGTCAATAAATACTTCCCACAACTTGTTGCAAGTGTAGTAGAGAAGTTGAACGGCAAGAATCAGACTGCATTGACCTATATGTACCGAGACCACTTGACTAACACATATAGTCAGGACGGACGCTGGGCATCAATTACTGCGGAATACACACGAGTTGCTGCTGATGTTGTATCAATGGATGCAGAACTTCCATTGAAGAGCCGTGATAAGGTTTCAACCGCTGAGGGTCAAATCCCAAAGGTTGGTATGAAGCTTTACATGTCAGAGAAGCAGCTTAAGGATTTGGATAACATGATTGCGCAACGTTTGCCTCAGCCACAGATTTTGCGTAACTTGTTTGCAGACCTTCCTCGTTGTATTCAGGCGGTTTACGAGCGTATTGAAGATATGTTCCTCAGTGAGCTGTCAACAGGTGTAGCTTTGGCGACTCGTTCCGGTGGTACTGGTGTCCGAGTTGATGTAGGTTTTGCCGAGAAAAACAAGTTCGGTCACGGTGCTAAGGCTTGGGACGCAGAGGATGCAACCCCACTTGATGACATCCAATTGGTTTACGACAAGGCGATGGACGACCAAAACACCATCACTACTTGTTATCTTGATGATTACACAATCAAGTTGCTTGGCAAGAACAAGCAGGTTCGTGCTCAGTTTGCCTTCAATCAAGGCATTGCACTTAGTGGGGATAACAGCAACATTCCTATTTTGAGCTTTGAGCAGATTGCGTCTATCTTTAGAAATAAGTGGCAGACCAACTTGGTACGTGTAGCCCGTACAATCAAGACCGAGATTAACGGCAAGAAGGGAACACACAACCCTTGGGCTAAGGGTCACATGACCTTTACATGCTATGATAACCTTGGTGATTTGTTCTGGACTAACGTAGCCGAAGCTACAAGACCAGTTGCAGGTGTTACTTATCAGTCAGCCGATGAGTATATCTTGGCTAGCCGTTATTCTACTAACGACCCACTCCGTGAGTTCACTAGCTCACAAGCAATGGTTGTTCCTATCTTGAATAACGTTGATGCCATCTACTCTTTGGACTCAACACAAGCGGTAGGTTAGGCTTATGAGAGGTGAGGTAATTAGTCCGTTCCGTGATAAGTTCCATTTTAACACCATCTATGAAGTTGGTGCAATCTTGGACTTTGACGAAGAACGCATGAACTCCCTTATCGAACGTAAGCTTTGCAAGATGTTGGAGGTGCAGGATGATAACCATTCTGCACCTCTAAAAGACGATAAGGAAATTAAAGATACTCCTAAAAAGGAAGTCTTGAATGATGGAAAAGAAAATCCTGTAAAGGAAGAAGAAAAGAAGTCAGAAGAGACACCTAAGAAGGAAGTTTTGAAGGAGAAGAAGGAGAGCAAGCCTAAAAAGGAGAAAACCTCAAAAAAGGATGCTGCCGAGTCAACCGAAGAGAATTCCCAAAAGGAGAATGTAGAAGAAGAACTTGACGAAAAGACTAAGAGCGAGCAGGAGGCTGCAAAGAAAATCGCTGAGGCTATGAGTCAGGCTCAGAAATAAGGATGTCACATGAAGATAAGAGAATACATTTCGCAGAAGTTGCGTGCTTGGAACATTACCGATGCCCAATTGGAAGATATATCGTCAGGTATAGACCTTGACGAAGAATATACGTCTGATAATTCCCAGGTTGTAGGCAAGGCGATGATTTCCGTAATCGAGGAACTTATGCTTGCCCCATATATGAGCAATGTGAATGAAAATGGATTCTCTGTCTCTTGGGACTACTCTAGGATAGGACAATACTATATGTGGCTTTGCCGAAAATATGGTGTTGCTCCGGATAATGAAGTGGTGGCAGCTTTAGGGCTTTCCACTATCACGGATAAGTCTGATATTTGGTAAATGTCTAGGTTATGTTATATTCCCCTCATATATTAAAGAAGAAGTTCGTGAATAAGGTTGTCAACAAGTACAACGAGGTCATTGGCTCTTCTGAGGAATGGAAAGAAATGGGGCGTTGTCGGTGCGATGACAACTCTACCGAGCATTTCACTACCGAGAATGGTAGCATATATACACCGAAATATCATATTGTTTGTGACAAGTGCCAGATTTCCGAAGGTGATGAAGTCAAGGTCTATTCCGATGATGGAAGCTACCGAGGAGGTGGAAAGGTCTATAATGCCCCTAAGTGCAATTATCTTGGTTATATGAGTATCTATGTCTGATGTTATAAAGGATGAGATAGACGCTTTCTTTGCACAGGGAGAAAGGGAAGTAGATGAATTTCTTGATAGGTTAGGTAAAACTGCTGTTGAGTTTGATAAGACTAACGGAAACTACCGAAACCGCACAGGTAATCTCAGAAGGTCTAACTATAGTAATGTACATGACCACACCTTGACCCTTGGCAACAAAGCGGAATATGCGTCTGATGTTTCCTCTAGGGGGTATGATGTTATAGATTCGGGTATTCAGTATATCAAGAAAGAAATCGAAGATATGCGATGATAACAGAAATAGATGCTGGTCATGTAATCTATGATGACTTGGAACTTATGGGATTGGAACGAAGACTGAAAGGACATCTGATAAAGGGTGGACTTGAAGGAGAAAGACCTATGGTCGGTGAGAAGATTCCTGATGAAGGCATGATAGTAATCATTCCTAAGCGCATGAGTGCAGATAAGACATATTTCAACGATTGTACTATAGAGGTAAACATATTGCTCAAAGATATAGAGGGCGAGGCTAATCCTCAATTGAACGAGCTTTTAAAGAAGGCTATTCAAACCCTGTCCGACAATGAGGTCGGAAAAGTTGAGGATGTATGGTATCGTTATTCTATCCGCTCCCACGGCATAGAGCAAGAGAGTAGGTTGAGTTGCCATTACGCAAACATTACTATTGATTTTGAAACATTAAACGTAACATAAGATGAAACCATTTATTGGAATCAAGAGAATTTGGTATGGTGCTCCTCTTACCGAGGCAAATACACCTGCTAAGTTGGCTGCATGGTTGAAAACCGCTACAGAGGTTAAGAACAGCCATGAGGGAACATGGGGATATTCTCAGGATGACCCTAGTGTTACCGAGTACAAGAACGAGCTGAACGGACAGGTTTACTATCGTGACAAGACCGATGAGGGTGCTAAGACAATTACATTCTCTATTGGTGTCTTTTCATGGAAGAACAAGGTAGACTTGCAGGGTGGCAAGATGTATGATGCAACAGGCGCAGAGACCACAACGGAGACAGACGCAGTAGGTTGGTCTTCTAGCCAAGATTTGGCAAACATTAACAAGTGTATTGTTGCTCAGACCAAAACAGGAAACTACATCGTTTTCTCAAATGCGGCTATCGTAGCCAAGGGAGACCAGCAGGACAAGAATATCACTTTGGGTATTTCTGCCGTTGCTATGGAAAGTGAGACCGATGGTGTGGCTGGCGAGTACCAATGGGAAGGTTCTGCGGTTGTGGAACAGGGATAAGAAGACATAGGCAACAAATGATAGAGGGGGATGGTGTTAAAGCCGTTCCCCTTTTTTAATATTCAGAACCATGAGTAAGGCAAGTAAATTAGTTGCGGATGCAATTCTTGGAGAGGACTCCGTAACAATAATGGTGAATGGAAAGACTTATTGTATTTCACCACCTACAATTATAAAATTGGTCAAGGCGGCTAAATACCTTAATAGTTTTGAAGAGGGCAAGACCTTAGCGGAAGTCTTAGGCATGCTTAAGAATTTGTATGATGCTTGTAAGGCGTTGTCCATATTCATACAAGGCGATGAATCCATTAGTGATGAATTATCTAAAGGAACGTTTGAAGAGGTTGTCAATGGCTTACAAACGGCTTATTCCTTAATCTCTATAAAGGATTTTCAGACGCTATCAATTTTGGCGAAGAGTGCGGCAAGGATGATAGCAAAACCACGACCATAGGTAACGATACACTCTTAGGGCAGATTGCATCTTTTATGGATAGTCTGCACTTATCTTACCAAGAAGTCGTGAAAGAGATACCTTATAGAAATTTATTACTGATGGCAAAAGACAAGCAAAGAGTAGCATGTGGTGATGTAATGTATGAGGTAACGGAAGAAGAATTTGGAATGAACTTCAAAAAAGGATAAGTTTAAAATAATGCAAATAAAACATTAAAAGCACTAAAACATATGCAAGTTAGCGAGATATTATTTATCTTTGCAAGCGCAGAACAAAAAAGGATAAAATGGCGATTTAAGAAATTGATAAGATATTAGAGACACGAAACCCGATGGACTATACCGAAAGGCAGTCCGAGTCACTATTCCTTTGACTTTGCAATCGGTAGTTTCGTGTTTTTGTTTTTAAGATAAGATGCAAGACGTAAGGTTAATATTCGAGATACTGGTTTCTATGTTGCTTTGCGTTTGTCTCATATTGCTTGCTGTAAGTAGATATAGGCAAAAGAAAAAGCGTGAAGAACCAGAGCGAAAGGAAATGGACTTGATAGACTTCTTTTCTTTGGGAGGAGTTGCCTATTATTGGAACAAAGGTGGTAAGCAGCAGAAATGCTACACATATGAAGAATTTCTGAAAATCAAGGCTGACTACGTGGAGCTTTGGTTGAATCAGAATAGATATATTTTTAACTCTCAATTAGATAGCGATGATATATAAAGTATATGTTTTGTTGCCGACAATAGTTGTATCAGATGGTATTGTTGGTATAGCTTGGCTGGGAAAGGTTTTTAGCTGGCGATATGGAAAGAACAAGAAAAAGAGCAAGAATGTGTCCTTAATGATAGGATATAACACAGGAATGTCTCTTAAGTCAAAAATAGACGATAACGCTGCAGATGATTATTTAAGACGCATTGCCGAAGAAAACAGAATCTAAATTCAAGGGGTAGAGTCCCTTTTTTACAACCATATTACTTGTGGTTATTTTTATACATCGGTTTTTATTAACGATTGTTTTTTTATGGTAGATAAATGTATAAAAACGAGCACAAGTTCCCTTATAGATGGACTAAAAAAGATGCTAATTTCACAAAAGACAAAGGTAAGGTGATGTCTTGCTTTTGTTGTGGAGGAGGTAGTTCCTTTGGATATAAGCTAGCTGGCTACGATGTTGTAGCCTGTAATGAGATAGACCCAAAGGTTATGAAGATGTACTTGAAGAATCACGATGTCAAGTATGCTTTCAATTGTGATATTCGTGAGTTGATTGCCAATATCAATATGGGGGGGCGTATTATGAAAGAAGAGCTTCATAATTTGGATATACTGGATGCTAGTTTTCCTTGTTCGGTATTCAGTATTGCAGGTGACCGCCAAAAGGCTTGGGGAAAGGAAAAAGTATTCCGAGAAGGTCAGAAGGCGCAAAGGCTTGACGATTTAGCTTTCTACTCAATCGACCTCGCTAAAGAACTAAAGCCAAAGGTAGTAGTTTTTGAGAATGTTCAAGGTTTATTGCAAGGTGAAGCCATCGAGTACGTAAAGGAGATTTATAGACAGATGGATGATGCCGGATATATCTTGCAGCATTGGCTTCTCAATGCACGTAACATGGGTGTTCCTCAAAACAGACCTAGGGTCTTCTTTATTGGGTTACGTAAAGACCTTTGCGAGCCGTTTATGGTTCAAAAGGATTTGTTCGAGCGAGTGCCTAAGATAGATATGGACTTCAACGAGAAAGAAATTGTCTTGGATGAGTTTTCTGACTATTGTGGAAGGCAAATACCTAAAGGAATGATGAAGTATTGGGAGCATAGAAATGAGAAAGATAATTCTATCGGTGATATTGTCAAGCGGATGGATAATCGTCTTTCTATGTTCAATAACATGTTTCTCAAAAAGAACAAGGTATGCAATACCATATCAGCAATGGAGGATAGACTTGTGTATTATGATAATCCAAGTTATCTTTCAGCACATGATACGATTTTAGCATCAACATTTCCGATGGATTATGACTTTAATGGCATGAAACCTTGGTTTGCTTGCGGAATGTGTGTTCCTCCTGTTATGATGGCTAATGTAGCTACAAGAATCTGGGATTGTTGGTTATCAAAGATTAAAAAGGAGGAATGCGCATGATAACAGCAAGTATGACTTCGGGTGAGATGCGTAGAGTACGAAACTTAGATGAAACAAGAATCTATGAGTTTCAGATGCGAAAAGCTAATGAGCTTAAACGTGAAATGAAAAGACAGAAAGTTAGGCAAATAACAAAGACCTTTGAGTTTGCTACACCAAATGCCGATTATTTCATAGTGGTAGGTGTAAAACATGGTGATGTCTTTGCTTCCGGTGTATTCATTTATCTGAAGGAGACTAACGAGTATCTTCCTATGAGCAGAAATGAAGGATATAGCGAGGATTGTTTTGCTATGAGCGTTCATTTTATGAAGAGGTTTGCTGAAAGGTTTTTGAAAAAGGATTTACCGATAGCAAAGATATTACAAAAGATATATACATCGTTTACAGGTGCGATTCAGCTTTATGGCGATGACAAGACTAAAAGGGTGGTGTTTGCTATTCCTGAAGGTCTGATACTCACCGAGTATGATCAAGATAAGCATATTATACACTACAAAACCTTTGTAAGCATGGATATGCTAAAGAAGACACAGAAGCGAAGTTACGAGAAGATAAGTGCATTTCTCATGGAGTCTTGTCAGCAAATAGCTAAAGCAAGAGAAACCGGAAATGACGAAAGGCTGTGCGTTGTGTACAGAAGGTTTTACAATGATATTGATTTGCTAGATACGAAGGAGGCACAAGCCATATATTCAAGTTTCTTTGAAAAAGGAGGTAACAATGAAAGATAAATGTATAACAAGGTTTCTTGGTGATATAAAGCCTATAAAGAATTACGAAAGGTATTATGTTAGCAAGCTGGGACATGTTTTTACTATTGGGAGAACGTCTCAATTAAAGGAAATCGTACCTTGCAAGACACCAAAAGGTTATCTGAAGGTATGGCTTTACAAGAATGGAAAGCGCAAGATGTTTTATATCCATCGTTTGGTAGCTCAGGCTTTCTTGGAGAATCCAGAAGCGTTGCCGATGGTGAATCATAAGGATTTCGACAAGACGAATAACGATGTAGACAACTTGGAGTATTGCACCGCAAGATACAATGTGATTTATTCTGCTATAGCAAAGAAAACCTCTTCCGAATACTTGGGTGTGACTTGGAATAAGAGTGTAAGAAAATGGCAAGCGCAGTATCAGATAGGTAAAAAGAAAATATATATAGGTTGCTTTGATACGCAAGAAGAGGCTCATGAAGCTTATGTTAACGCTATAAAAGAGATTTGATATGCTTGAATTTGATAGAATATACAATTCCGACTGCATAGAAGGAATGAAACAAATAGAGAGCGGGAAAGTAGATTTAATTGTTACTGACCCACCATATTGTATCTCCTATAAGACCGGATGGAGAGCAGACGACCATCGTTTCTCTAAGAAAATACTCAATGACGATAATGAGCAATTGATTATTGATTATATGAGCGAATGCTACCGAATTTTGAAGGATGATAGTGCTGCTTATATCTTCTGTAGTGCCAAGACCTTGGACTTTTTTATGCAACAAGCGAGGCACGCAGGGTTTACCATTAAGAATGTGCTCATTTGGCGAAAGAACAACCATACGGCTGGAGATTTAGAGGCGCAATATGGTCAATGTTACGAGCCAATCTTGTATTTGAATAAAGGCAGACGAACCATAAATGGCAAGCGTTTGGAGGACGTATGGGACTTTGATAGAGTTCCATCAGATAAATTGGTACATCAGAACGAGAAGCCAATCCCCTTGCTTATGCAATGCATTTTGAAATCATCGGACGAAGGCGACTTGGTGTTTGATGGTTTTATTGGTTCAGCAAGTACAGCTTTGGCGTGTTTGAGAACGAACAGGAAGTTCATCGGTTTTGAATTGGATGTTGATTATTTCAAGGTGGCGCAAAGAAGAATTAAGGAAGAAATGTTTAATCAAAAAGATATGTTTGGATATGATGGAACTGAATAATATATACCAAGGAGATTGTCGAAAGCTTTTGAAACTGATTGATAGCGATAGCATAGACCTCGTATGTTCCGATGTGGCTTATCCGGTTCAGTCTAGGGGTGGCTCAGGGAGTATGGGAGGATATTGGACGGAATCTCAAACAAGAAAGGGCAAGATATTCAAGAATAACGATATTGATATTTCGGACTACATCAATGATTTGTACCGGATATTAAAGGACAGGTCGCATTGCTATCTGATGTGTAATGATTATAATTTAATGCACTTTCTTGATGTGGTCGGAAAAAGTGAGTTCCATTTTACCAAATGCTTAATATGGGATAAGTGCGCAAAAATATGTGGCCGCTATTATATGGCACAGAAAGAGTATATCATCATGCTACGCAAAGGTGGTGATAAACCGATAAATGAATGTGGTACATCTGATATTCTGAGTATTCCTATTCCAACGAACAAGCGCAAGGATAAGGATGGTTTGATTAATCAGACTGAAAAACCAGTAAAGTTGATGGAGATACTAATCAGAAACTCGACAAATGTTGGTGATGTTGTTCTAGACCCATTCATGGGGAGCGGTACAACGGCAAGAGCTTGCGTAAACCTTGAAAGAAAGTATATAGGCTTTGAAATAGACCAGCGTCAAGTAGATTTTGCCAATAACGAATTAAAGAATATGAGTAGGCAGTTAAGTCTGTTTTGAAACTATGGATATGTGCAAGGTGTTTTGTTGCAATCCTGTTGTAAGAAATGGGAATAAAGAAACAACGGATGCTCTTATAAGAGCTATGAGAGACGAAGCCTTAAAACGAGGGTTGGTACGTGATGAATTGATAGGTTTTTGCACCCGATTCTTGAGAGAAGGCGAAATCAAAGCTTGTATAGAGCATTTGCTAGATAATTTCAAACGTTATTTTTGGAGGTATCATTGATATGAGAAGAAGAAAGTTGAACAAGTCTCCAGTGCTAGGCTTCTGCGGATTTGTTATCGGTTACGAATGCAAGGAAAAGGGAATAAAGCTGATGGAGTGCGATAAGGCGCAAGCAGATGCAATCATAGTTCCTCATCACTTTTCACACAAGGTAACGAAGAATAGTTGCTTGAATCTTTTGGTATTGTATAAGGATAAGATAAGGGGTGCAATGCAAATAGGGTATGGAATCCGACCGCACATCAAGACTGAAAAGGGCGAAGTGTTGGATTACCATCAAGTGAGGGAATTTGACAGAATGTGGCTGTCTGATGATATGCCAAAGTTTAGCGAGACGATTTGCCTATCTCTCTTGCATAAGTATATTAGGGCAACACATAAGGAAATCAAGTACCTTATATCTTATGCCGATACGTCCATAGGAAACAAGGGAACTATATATAAAGCTGCAAACTATGAGCATATTGATACCATTAAGGCAGATTTCTATGTGTTACCAAGTGGTGAGCGTGTGCATCCGGTTACGATGTGGCATCGGCACAAGACAAGAGCATGGGAGGTTCTAACGAAGCTATACCCAGGAATAAAAAAGGCAGAAGGGTTTCAACTTAAATTTCTGAAGAAGTTATGAAGAAAAGAAATAAATGTATTCCTCGTCATTTGCATCCAGATCCTGAGCATTGGGTTAGAAAGGGTCAATCTTGGAAGGCGAAGGTAACTTATGAAAGCGAGGATGATGCTTGGGAGTTTCTAAATCAGAATTCGAAGTTGAAGGCTTCCGGCTGGCATCCTTACTTATGCAAGGTTTGCTCAAAGTGGCATATTGGTAGGTTACATAATTAACGATTATGAAAAAAGAAGATAGACTTAAAATATATCGCAAATACGATGGGCATTGTGCTTATTGCGGCAAGAGTATAGAGTATAAGGATATGCAGGTTGACCATCTTGTTCCGAAGAATCGAGGGTGTTACTCTCGGTGGAGCGACAAGGCGGGAAAGTTTGTCGTATCCCATGGCGATGATTCCATGGAGAACTATATGCCATCTTGCAGGTCTTGTAATCTTCGTAAGCGTGATATGAGTTTGGAACAATTTCGCTCAGAGATTACTAAACAGGCTAAAGGATTGCTTAATGGTAAGGCTTCTTTCCAAGTAAAGATGTCGCTTGCTTATGGTTTAATCGAAGAGCACTTTGATAGACAAATTGAGTTCTACTTTGAGAAATTTAAATAGTTGAGAATATGAAGAAGTTTAAGAAGTCGATAGAGATTAGCACTGAGAATATTTCAGACGTTCTTCAAGTGCCAATTGTTACAAGTTTATACAAGACTAAGAATTTTAAAAATCCTTGTCTTGAAGGTCGTAGCGTTCCTTATGATACTATAGCATTGATGTATGTTCATATCGAAGGCTTTGATAGCGATTTTTGTATTGACCAAGGCAACATTCTCGCTCTTGATATTTGCGATACTTGGTATGCTTTTTCGAGGCGTGGATGGGATAAACATAAAAACGATGAGGTATGAAGAAAAAAGGATATTACGAATACGAAAACGGAATCTACCCTTTGAAACTTTGGGTACACATTGGTAAAGACTTGAAAGAGCTGATAGATTCCTGCTTTGACAAATGTAAGGCTCCCGATATTGATTACGGCGGCGTTACGTATTCCGATGCTGTCAGAAAGAGCGACAGAAGGCGCGGCGTTCTTGTATCGTTTCCGTGTCAGAAGGTTATGTCGATGAACTATTGCTGCCATGAAGCTTCTCACGTCTGCGATGCCATCGAGGAATATACTGACTTGGAACACGGCGGCGAGCCTTCTGCCTACCTGATGGGTTGGATTGCGTCTTGCATCAACAATGCTCGTTTGGGTATTGGCGATTTCGTTGAAATCGTAAATAAGGAAGAAAAATAGCCCAAAGGCAAAATACCCTTTGGGGGTTACCCCATCACTATATATAATAATGTAGTGGTGGGGATTTTTTTGTTAACGTCAGCAAATTATTTGTTCGTATCATTATAGAGTGTTAAAAGATAGAAGAAATACATTAAATAATTTGCATATTTCAATAATTCTTTGTATCTTTGCATCGTAATTAAGAAATAAAGGTTACTAATTAAAAATGGTGAGACACACCTTAAAAACTGTAATAAGAAAATGAAAAAGTTTTTTGAAAACTTATCTGAAAAGTTTAATGATGCGGCTTTTGAGGCGCAACTTGATGATTTTACTTGCGAGTTTGATGCTATTAACAAACCTGCTGAAATCGTGGTGTCCGTTAAGAGTAGAAAGGTTATCCATTCATATGGAAATATTTCTTCTTATCCATATTACAATGTAGATAAGATTAATATCTATAATGAAGACGGAGAAGACGTTTCTTCAAAATATCCTTTGTTCTGCCAAAGAGTTAAGGATTGCGTGCCTTCTTATAAAGATGTAGAGAATGACTTGATGGAGGCAAATATGAGCGATACCGAGCTTTATTTCGGCTCAGAGGCTAATTATTTGCATTACAAGTATGGTAACTAAATGGTTTGGATATGGAGTACGGAAATAAGTTTGTAGGTCTTTCATCTGTAACGAGTCACGACCTTGAAATATTAAGGTATGAACTAGAGTATGGATGGAAATTGGCTATTATGCCAAATGATGTATGGTACAACTAATTACGTTTAAGATTTCAAATTATGGCATATTATAAAGTTAGTGTAGATGTATCGGATTTATTCGATGATATGCTCGTCCAAGCACAGAAGAGTTTTCTTATTGACAAGTTTTGCTCTTTAGCAACAGACCAGCAGATAGAGGTAGTAAGCGAAATGCTGGAGAACCTTAATGGCGACCAAGTAGCTAAAGTTATAGAAGACGCTTTCGATAACTTGCATGAGCAAGGTCAAGAGCAAGTAATCAACTATGTGAACGAATAAGGCTATGATGTCCGATAAACAATATAGAGTTGCTCGCAAGGGTGTTGTTGAGCAACTTAAATTAGCTCAGAGACTTCATTGCAAGCACATGGAGCAGAAGTATAAAGTGGCTTTGGAGAAGTTAGAGAAACGCTTCTTAAAGCCGGATGCAGTGGGATGCTTCGATTTGGGCGCAAGGGTATCAAATAGTTATTATCATCTTTAAATGGTTAAGGTTATGGGAACAAAAGTAGAAGTAAGAACTATTCCTTTGCATGGATTGTTCGTCCATCGTAAACAAGTTTGGCGGTCACTCGGTAAGCTGAGAGCAGAAAGCCATTCTACATCAGCGCAGAAAGTGTTTATTAATGAGCATAATACCGAGGTATATACCGAAAATGCCGATTTTATTGATGGTTTAAAAGTTACTCCTTATGATGGGGAGTTGCCAAAAATCTCAAAATACGCTGATTGTAGCAAGAGCTATTATCAGTATTGTTTAATGCAAAAAACGATTTAGTTATGGAAGCAAAGATTAATATAGTGGAAATCCTAAAGGATAAACCACAAGGAACTATGTTATATTCTTCTGCTTGTGGTAAATGCAAGTTAGAAGAAGTAGATGATAAAAGTTTCAAAATATCCTTTTATAATTCAAAGTTCGGTTTTATGAATGGTGGAGAAGGGTATCTTGATAAAAATGGCAAATTGTATGATGATGGAGAATGTGTCATTTTTCCATCAAAGGAAATGCGTAATTGGTCTAAATTCGCTTGGAAGAAAGGCGATGTACTTGTAGGGGTAGGACAAAGAATCATCTTTGAAAAATTTATAGATGAAAATTACACTAAATTTCAAGGTAAATATAGCCTAAGTACTTGCGAGGATAATACATTAGTAGCTGATAAAAGATGTTATACTAGTAACTTTAGAAAATTGGATGATAGTAGTAATGTTGAAAATTATTTTAAAGAACTCGAAGAAAAGTTGGGCGGTATACTCAATCTTGAGACCCTTGAAGTAGAGAAGGTTCAGCCAGAGTTCAAGGATGGGGATATACTTTATGCAGAAAAAGACGAAGAACATGTACCTGTGATATTTATTTTGAACAGCTGCAAAGAGGGAGTATTCTATTATGCTAGCCTAACTCTTGGTGATTATATGTTATGTGACTATAAAGGTCTAGGTCATGTTGGTAGTTCGAAATTTCGCTTTGCCACAGAAGAGGAGAAGAAGAAACTCTTTGACATTTTAGCAATAGAAAATAAAGCTTGGGATGCTGAGAAGAAACAGATTGTTGATTTGAAGTCAAATGTTGAACTCAAGCCATTTGATAAGGTGTTAGTTAGAAATGATAATATTCGGAAATGGGAAGCTGACTTATTTGGTTTCAAAAATGTTACAGGACATTATCACTGTGTTGGTGGTACTTGGCTTCAGTGCATTTCTTACATCGGCAATGAGCACTTATTAGGTACAACAAATAACGTGGAGGGTTAGGTATGAAGAAAATCAAAAGCAAGAATGTTCAGAACTATGTCATGGACGATATGGTATGGAAGGTTGATATGCCAAGGCTATTGAAAGAGATAGCTGAGTGTTCTAAAAGCACTCCTTATCCTGTGACTTTTACGATTTTGGCACGCGTGCTTGGAATACTCACAGAAAGGGCTATTGAGATTAATGATCCTGCACTAAACATCATTATGATGAACCTTGGACTTTACGAAGGAGTGCATGATAAGAACGCAGGTGAGGTTATATCTAAACAACGCAAGTTGATTACTGATAACAAATAACGTGGATGGTTGATATGGATATAGAGAAATTAATAGGCAGTAAGAAATCTGTTCCTTCAATCGACTTTAATCAGGTAGTTAAGAGTGATAACCTCCGATACTGGAGAATTAGCAATGCTACTTGGGAGAAAGATAAAGTAGAACTTCATATTACCTTTGAAAAAGATGGTATACAAAGTTCCTTAGATAAAAAGTTTGATACAATAATGGAAGCTGTTGGATATTTCTACAACTTTCTTAAAACAATTTGATTATGATAGACGATAAGAAAATAGAAGCTGCCAAGGAAGAAATCTATGAAGATAGATTTCTGTTAAATGGCGAAGAGATATTCTTCAACAATGATGAAAAGGAAGAAATGTTCTATGAGGGGGACATCAAAGAAGCTATTGGACTAGGTGCTAAGTGGGCTATCAATGAGTTCTTGAACGATTTGAATAAATTGCTTCATCCTGCTAGCGAAGTTCCTAGAAATGATAACGGAAAGATTCTCGCATTCTCAAAAGTGAATAGTAATATAAAGCTCTACGATATGAACGCTATGTTAAATGAAACTGCTTGTGACACATATCAAGAAATGTGGGAAATTAGAGTTAGAGCATATACTTTTACTGATTGGGTATTTGTGGAAGAACTACTTGATTTAATTGTCAAAGGAGGTGAGTAATGAAAGAGCTTAAAGATTTAGTTGAGGGCGATGAAGTACTAGTTACAGGTATGTCTCATAGACATATCGCCAAGGTTGATAAAGTGACAAAGACTCAAATTATTGTTAATAACGCTAGATTTAGAAGAGATTCTGGCTGGCAATGCGGTAGTGATAGATGGAATGTTAGAAGAATATCTGTTCCTACAGAAAAGGAAATATCAGATGTTAAAGAAGAGGATTTTCGCAAGAAACTCATCTACGCTATCAGTTCTTTTGATTTCAAACGCTTATCAACAGATGAGTTAAAACAAGTGTACAATATTGTAAAAGGCAAAGAAAAATGAAAAAGAATAAACACTCATTAAAGATAAGTCGTAGCTTCTTTGGCGATACTACCCTTGATGGTTATCCAATAGCTATATATTCGAATGATGAATTGAAGATTCTAAAGAACCTGCTAGAAAAGGTTCTGTGTGAAGTAAATGGATATATTCATCTTTAGAAAAGTAAAGCGTATGGCACATAAAGAATTTAGGAAACCACCTCGTTATATGGTGGGTGATATAGTTTATAGTCACGGATTTATTTGTATTGTCTGTAGCATCTATCCGTTCAATATAGATTATTCTTACGACTTGAAAGTTATTGATGGGCAAAGCTTGGGCAAAATTTGTCAAAATGATATTATGCACGTTCATATTTGGATAGAGTTTCTTGAAAAGAATGGATGGACATGTTATCGCTCTGAAGGAGAATGTTTTGGGCATAGGTGGTATAAACACCAAGAATACCCTTTCACTTTGCGATATAATAATTTCTTGGGAATTATCGGAGTATCTTTCAATGACGGAAAAGACGATACTGTTATGATAAAATGTGTAGATGAACTCCAACATATTCTTTTTGGCTTGCAATTAGATAGCAATTTAAAAATATAAGCGTATGTATTTTGAATATAGAATAGTCAAGATTGAGAAAGGTTTGTTTCTCATCGAGTATAAGACCGCTCCTTATGGAGTTTGGCATGAAGTGAAAGATAAGAAGTTCAAGACTAAGCCAAAGGCTGAAGCTTGGGCTAGAAAGAACTTTGTTTAATGAAGTAAAGCGTATGGATAAATTAGAATATATTCCAGGAGATATAGTAAAAATTGAATATGGAGAAGCTACTGGAAAAATAGGTTTCGTAACAAATACTTTTTTAAGAAGAAAAGGTTGCTATAGACTTGTTGTATTTATTGGTAAAGGGTTTCAAGGTTCTTCTAAAGACGATTGGATTCAAACTTATAATGATGAGGTATCTCCGATTCCTCTCAATACTGAGATTCTAGAGAAGAATGGATGGGAGAGAAAAGTGATGAGCAGAGGAATAAAGAATAGTCATTTGGTATATACAAAACCCGATATTGAAGAATATGGATATTTCCCTATCTACATAGAAAAAGGTATCGGTAAAGAGTTTGATGTATATCTGTTTACATACAACAATGTATGTACACAAATTGCATACATTAAGTATGTTCATCAACTTCAGCACCTCCTCTTCGGTCTAGGACTTAACTCAGAAATGGAGGTGTAGGTATGCTTATAAGTGAATTTATTCAACAGCTTCAAGATGTTTACGATGAAGAGGGTGATATGGAAATTGCCATCAAGATAGATGATAACGACTTAGGTTCTGAACCTATTGTAGTGAAATCTACTGTTTATGAACAACTTTATATAGTTAAATCCTAACCGCCTTCAGGCATAAATAATAGCAGTATGGATAAAAATGTTGCATTATCCGACGAAGAGTTGGAATTACTCATAACAAGTTTACATTGTGTAGATGAACGTAGTTATAATTTTTATACTACAACATATATTCCTTGGAGTGAGGCAAAAGAATTAAAAGAGAAATTACGAATAAAACTCAAAAGAGTATTGTTGAATGTTTAATACCTTTTGAGCATAAATAAAGATGTAGGTATGACAAAAAGAATTATTGGAAAGTTACATCCAGTACGGTACGTAGTTCAAGACAATATGCTATTCGGCTGTATTCCATTCATCTATGTGGCACGAAAGGTGTTTAATACCATAGATGAAGCAAGAGAATATGTTGGAAAGCCTTGTGACGAGTATTTGTTTTTTTAACCACCTTCTGGCATAAATTTAAAAATATGACAAAAGAAGAATTAAAAGCAAAGGTTGCCAAGCAACAAAGTATTATCAATGATGCTAACAATCAGATTTGTTCTGATGTGAAGGAGTACATCGAAAGTCTACCATACAAGGTTGGTGACAAAGTGAGCTGCTCCAGATGTGATGTTTGTTGGATTGCAAGCATTATTCCAGAACGAAATTACGCAAGATATTCTGGCATGATTGAGGTAAGAATCAACCCTGCTAAGAAAGATGGCACTCGCTCCAATAGAGAGTTTGTACTATGGAGTATGGAAATTGATAGTATCAAGAAGATTGATTAATCATCCTATAAAGGATATAAATAGATAGATTATGAGTAATAGACATTCGTATGAAAGATACGAAATACCAGACATTAAAGGTCGCAAACACGCAGTAGTTCTTTTTTCCGAAAATATAAGTGTGGTTCATAACGGAATTCCTAGTACTACAATGGGATTTATAGCTATTGATTTAGATGCAAATACTTATAAAGATTAACCATCCCTTATGGGATATAAATATAAGTAATATGGAAGATAAAGATATTATGTCAGAGTTAAAATTGGAATATAGAAACAATATTGTATATTTTAATGGGTTAAAGATTAATGCTTATACAGCAGAAGGAATGCGATTGATAAGCAACCTTCTTAAAAAGGGATTATACGAAATTGGAAAAGAGTTGGAGAATGTTTCTAACTCTAAGTAACTAATCACCCTCTCCTGTAAAAGGGAGAGGGTAAAAAGAAAAGAATATGGACTTAGTAATTACAATATTAGGTTGGATTGCATTAGGTGTTATATCTGCTTATCTGTTGGCAATAGTAGGTAAAATAATCTTTGATGCTGCAACCGCTGATTATAAGTTATACAAGCATGTAAGATTGTGTCGCAAAAGATTGCTAAGAAAGCGATATGAAGATTACGCTTGGCTGTTATTCCAGTTAGAGAAAGATACGGAAGTTTTCAATCTTACTCATAATACAAGAGATTGGACTTTTGAAGATTGGAGAGAATTTTATCTTAAAAAGGTAAAGGAGGATAAGCAATGAGTAAAGAAAAGGCGATAGTTCACATTAATAATGTTTCCAAGATTATTGGCTCAAAAAGAATAAAATTGAGTGAAGGTATGGCAATTCATATTCAAAATGAGTTAATCTTGGCACTTAAAGAATTGGAGGATTGAAAAATGAGTGTATTAATATCCCCAGAAGCTTATAGAAAGTTACTTCAAGGAGATTTAGATTGGCTTCTCAAACAACCTGAAAGTCTTGAAAAAGACCATATTGAAGCCATATTAAAAAATCTAATAAAAAGAATTGAAGAAGGAAAGGAATTTTAGTTATGGACAGAAATCAAGCTAAAGAATTTTATCCTATCTTGCAAGCATTTGCAGAAGGAAAGATGATTGAGTGTAGGACAAAACCAAGTGCCGTAAAAGGCACAGATGTTCCGAATGATTGGACGGAAATGAAAGAGATTGAGTTTTGGGAAAATACAGAGTATCGCATTAAGCCAGAGGTAAAGTTTCGCCCTTTTGCCAACGCAAAAGAGTGCTGGGAGGAAATGATGAAGCATCAGCCGTTCGGGTGGGGGTGTAAATTAAACTGTGTCAAGGCTTGTTCTTAACTTTCATTCCCACTCCCTGCTGGGGGGGGGCGCCCCCCAGGGGG